CCCCCCCCCCTGACGCCTAACTACCTGATATTCCTCTCCTTCTCCTTTTCCCCCGCGGCGGTGTGGTAGGGTGTACTACATCTAACTACCTGATATTCCTCCCCTTCTCATTTCCCCCTTGACAAATGCGCCAGAGTGTGATAGGATGTACTCCATACTATATACTCTATAGTAAATACTAGGGAATATCGATGAAAGGAGACTGCTTCCGCTTTCGCGGGAGCGAAAGGAGACTGCCCATGCCCAAAAAACTAAGTGAATTCCGCACAGTGGTGATCGGCTGGATCATGCCGGTCGAGGAGAGACAGGCGATCGAGGACTTACTCAGGACTCTGGGGTATAGAGTAGACGGGGGCGGGACGAATCTCGAGCACAAGACCTCGGAGATTTATGTCCTCCCCAAGGCGAGGAGCCACAGGAGAAAGGCGACAACCCCTAAAGCCCCGGAGGTGACCTCATGAGTATGGAGAATAGAGTAAGAGGTGTGGTGGACACGTCCCCGAAGCGGGTGTCCAAGACCGACGCGGTGCTCGCCGCACTGGTCCGGGTAGACCAGGAGATGTGCAACCTCGAGCACGTGATCTGCGTGATCCAAGGAGTGCCGTCCCAGCCGCCGGATGAATCGCGAAAGGAGCTTGCGCATTCCGTGGTCTCACTACTAGAGCTGCTCCCCCCGGCGCTGTCCTCCCTCGCCGAGCGCATCAACGCGTGCAAGGCGAGGCTGGAGGAGGGATTACTATGAGCACTCTCGCGGATTTACCTTTTCCCCTGGTCCGTATCCGCGCCCGAGACTGGGCCCTGAGCGAGAACCAGTACCGTGTCGACGGGAAGTGGGATCCAATAGTGGGCTACATCTCCGGCTGGCTCATCGGCGAGACCGACGACGCGGTGACAGTCAGCCAGCAGCTGTTCTACCACGAGGGATCCGAGGCGCATTGGCAGACACGGTATACCATCACCATCCCCAAGGAGACCATCACCGAACGCGAGGATCTGCCCCATGCGCCGGAACTCGCCGAATAGCCGCATCTACTCCGACTCCATCCGCCGGTTCTACATGGACCACGGCCTGAGCTTCCGGGAGATCTCCGACATCCTCCTCCGGGACTACGGCGTCTACATCGGCCACACCACCGTCGCCAAGATCCTCCGCGACCAGGGCATCGACACCGCCAAGTCCGCCGCGGGGGGGCACCGCGACGTCACCTGCCCATGCTGCGGCACGGTGCACCAGACCCATAGAAGCCGGGTCCACCTCGCCCCGGGGCGCGATCGCCATCACTACTGCGACGGGGTCTGCTGGCGCGTCTACCTGGAGGAGCACTCCAAGGGCCAGCAGGCCGCGCGCAGGATGGTTGAGGACATCCTCGGGCGCCTGCTCCCCGCCGAGGCTGTCTGCCACTTCGTCGACGGGGACAGCGGGAACGTACTCCGGCGCAATATCAAGGTCTACACCTCTACAGCCAGGCATCTGGAGGAGCACAGGAGAGTCGAGAGTCAGTAGTCAGTACTACAGAGTCAGGAGTATATAGATCGGAGTCATGAGTCAGTACTATAGAGTAAGGAGTATGGAATGCAGAAGCTGAAGGAACTGGTAGACGATGCGTTTAAAGTAGCAGAGAGGGAGCTCGAGGCAAAATATGCTCAGAAGCCGCAGGGACCCTTTTGCCTGGTCTGTGGTAGTGACGAGATTGTCACCCACAAGGGCATTCTCACATGCAAGTGTGGAAAAGTGACCGAACACCCTCCACATTACGTAGTGCGATGGCGTCACGACGCTCTGCCCCCTTGCGACGGCTGCGCTGGTACAGTCTCATCTTGGAGCTTTACATACCGCTGCCTGTCCTGTGGACAACTAATGGAGGATGACCCATGTCTAGGTTCGAGAGATACGAGGATTCCAAGAAGCTAAGGAACAAGATCCGTGATCTCTACTACTTGGGCTATGGCACCAAAGACATCGCCAAGATGGTGGAACGCCCCGAGACCACGGTGTCCTACCACCTGAAAGCGCTTGGCCTGTTAACGCGTAAAAGGCACAGACGGGACGTGTCCTATTGCATGGTCTGTGGGGAGAACCCGGTCGACCCGGTCCTGTCCCTCGTCTGCCGTGAGAACGGGGACTGCTCCTACATGTACATCCGCACTTTCATCAGCTGCCAAATGCCGGCAGAGGAGGCGAAGGTATATATCCTGACCAATGTCCCGTTCGGGATATTGCCATCCGTCCCAATGGACACCGCCGTAGTCTGCGTAGACGGCTATCACCGGGTGTATCTAGACAAGATAGATCACCTGAAGTATCATATCTACCGCTGGCAAAAGGCCAAAGGCGTGCGTGCTCATAGACCCCCGACGCCGCTCTGGCTAGATAAGGAAGAGGAGAGGAAGTACAAAGAACGCCTCAAAGAGGCGGACTATATACGCAGAAATGCCTTATCAGAGCACCCTCAGCCCAAGAGAATAAGGTGAAAAAATACGCAGAAAAAAGTTGCGTATTTGTCTCGTTGATAAATGCGTATTTTGTTTTTTCAAAATCATTAGGGAATTTGGCCGAAATATGCGTAAAAGTGACTTGCGTATCTCTAAACTCCAGCTATACAGAAGTGACCTCTGTATATGCAACAACAGTGATGGCAGTCGAATCTGCGTATTTTCTAAGAGCAAACATAGCAATTTCTTATAGATGCAAAAAAATTAGTCTATAGTCAATGTCCCGTATAACTGGTTTTAGCAAAAAGGCAAAATCTTATAGAAGCAATATCGATGGGGTTATAGAGGCAAAGAACCGTATAAAGTCCCCAGCATTGGCCTGGGTGGATATAATAGAAGAGCGGAGGGGGCATGAAGCGAAACTACGAAATACGCATTTCCAGCCGGATGGACAAACTGGTCCGCATGAGCCAGATTATGACCCACGCGTCGGAAGGCAAGAAGCTGACCAAGGGAGCCATGGCGGAGAGGCTGATCGGTCTCGGAGCACTGATTCTGTCCAAAGAACAGGAATGGGAGATACCGGATGACCTCAGACCTTAGGGACCTGGCCAAGAGGCTAAAGAACAGGGAGAAGTTCAAGAGGGATAACGCACTGCTGTTTGTGCGCCTGAACAAGCCCCAGCGCAGACTCATGGACATGACATCAGACACGAGGAAGGACAGACTACCGCGACGACTGCTTTTTGTGGGTCCAAACAAAGTTGGGAAGACCGCAGGCGGCGTACTCCGCGGCATCTGCCTCGCCCTAGGCGAACACCCGTTCCTGCCCGACGACCACCCCCTGCGCCGCATCCCCAACTGGATCCTGCCGAACGTGGGACTCGTAGTGGGCGAACAGCTGACTCAAGCCATAGACAAGAAGCTGGTCCCGGAATACCTCCACTGGGTCCCCAAGATCTGCCGCGCGGAGACGAAGAAGAACGCCCAGGGGGTCATCGTCCGCATAGTCCTCAACTGCGACCTGCTCGGCAAGCCCCTCGGCTCCGTAGTACACTTCCGGAGTATGGACATGGATCCGGAGACGTTCGAGGGCATCGACCAGGCCTGGCTCCATTGGGACGAGCCCCCGCCGTATAAGCACTTCGTCTCCGCCGAGCGCGGTCTCCTCCCTACCGACGGTGTCTCCTACATGACCTTCACCAGCCTCAAAGAGCCCTGGATCCGCGACTTCGCCGACGTCAGCATCGACTACGGCGGGACAGACCACAGCACGAGAGTCGTGGAGGCAGGCGACATCTGGCAGAACAGCACGCGCAACGGCGGGTTCCTCACCGATGACGCCATCGCGGAATTCGTCAAAATCGTCCCCCGCGAGGAATACGACGCGAGGGTATTGGGGAAATGGATGGACTCAGGAAGCGTAATCTACAGCAGTTTCAGGGACGAGGACCCGTACGTGATGCCGACGTTCGACGTGCCCCGCCACTGGACCAGGATCGAATCCGTCGACCCGCACGACGCGAAGCCGACGAAGTGGATCTTCGCCGCGGTGGCGCCGCAGGAGATCACGGTGGACGACGAGGTGGTACACCGCATCTTCGTCATCGACTACCTCAATCTCCACTCCTCCATGACCATAGTCGAGATGGCCAAGGCGGTTAAGCAGAAGCGCCTGGACCTGGGCTACATGGACAAGGGCCCCTACGCCATACTATTGGACGCGAAGTACGGGAGAAAGCGCACGGTGACCATGAACGTGGAGGAGCCGGTGAACTGGGAGGAGAAGCTGAACGAGGTCAACATCGGCTACATAGAGCTGTCCTACTCCAAGCCGGGGTCCGTCGAGCTAGGGCACAAGACCGTCCGCGCGTATCTCCGGCCCCAGTTCTTCAAGCTCGCCGATCGCGACGTCCCGGGGCTGGTGTTCCTCGACCGGTGCCGTGGACTCGACGGGCCGATAGAGAGTATGAGGAAATATCGTTACAAGATAGGCACGGACCAGCCGGAAGAGGACTACAAGGACTGGGCAGACACCGTGCGTTACATCTGCCTGTTCAAGCCGAAGTATATGGAGTACGATCATGAGAAGAGGGAGTTCCAAGCGAGAGACAGATTCGCGGGGAGGTGAGAGTATGGAGTACATACTACTATGGCTGGGCGCATGCCTGGTAATAGACATCATCTGGTACCTGGTCCATGGGGCCTGGCCCTACGGTGGGCAGACGAGCAAGAGGAAATGACTAGAACCATCATCCAAACGACCCTGTCCGAGCTCCCCCGCGCGGCCGACTACGCCGGCCCGGGGGCGGAGTTCTACCTAAAGGACATCACCACACTAGACCACTGGCACCAGGGGGTGCCTCATCTGCCGCATAACCGGGTCTGGTGCGGGTTCAACAGCTTCAATATCCCCTCTAGAGACTCGGACCACGCGGTGCTCAGTCTCCAGGGCGCGGGGGACCTGATGATCCTGTCCCAGTTCCTGCGTGACATAGGCGACATCGACTTCGTGACCTGCTACGCGGACAGGGAAAGGATACTCGGCAAGGGCATACAGACCATGCCCGTGACCCGCTCGGGGCCCACCGAGATCTGGTTAGGTCAACTCAGACATAAGCACTCCTATGTCACCAACGCCCCGATCGCCATGCAGTTCATCCAGCGCGAGGCGAGGGACTCCGGCTGGGACCACTACGACTGGATGGGCCTGATGCTGGGAATCCGGCCTCAGGAGAAGTGGGTGCACATAGACTGGTGCCCGGCATACGGGGCTCGCCCGGTGAGCCATCCGGCCATCGCCGTCCACCTCAGGGCGTCCACCGAGGACCGCAGTCTCCCGTCTCTGTGGCCCTATCTGAACGACTCCCTGCCCGACGCGAACCTGCTGCTCATAACCGGCAAGGGAACATACCACCAGACCTACAGGCTGCTGCAGCAGGTCGACGCGGTCATCGCCGTGGACTCCGTAGTCCTGCACATGGCCGTCGTCGCCCGCCCGGACCTACCAGTCCTTGGGGTATATACTACCACTCCTACCACCTGGCGCGGTCCCGACCGCCCCGGAGTGGACAGAATACAAATTGACAAAGCCAACCTGAAGGAGGTATACTTATGGACGAAGAGACGATTAGAGACGCGGAAGTAGTGGAATACACCCAGGACCTGATGCCGGAAGGCCGGGTCATATGCCCGCTGTTCAACAAGGTGATGATCCGCAAGGACGAGGCGCCGGAGAAGCACGGGGTCATCTGGATCCCACCGACAGTGCGCGCCGACCAGCCGGTGCTCAGCGGCACCGTGGTCGCCTGCGGGCCCGACGCGAGGTTCACGTCCCCCGAAGACTACGTGGTCTTCTCCCAGTACGCGGGCAGCAATATCCGGGTGGACGGGATCACCTACGTGGTGATGAAGGAAGAGGACGTACACGTCATAATCAGGAGTGTGCTGACAGATGCCAAACGACGTCATAAGGCCAAAACCGCCAAGCAAGGACTTCCTGGAAAAGACCAAGAAACTGCTGCAGAAACGGTACGATGAGGGCAAAAAATGGGTCGACTCGAAGCAGCCCGACTGGGACAAGTACCGGGACATGTATCACAACGAGATACGCAACCGGGACCACAGCTGGGAGGCGAACCTGGTCATCCCTAAGCCCTACTACATCATCCAGACCGTCACCCCGCAGATCCTGGGCGCGGTGTTCGGCATGGCGGACTTCATCACGATCAAGCACCCGCAGCTGCCGGACGCGCAGCTGATCCGCCTCGGCCGCTGGTTCGCTTGGTTCCTCCTCCGCCGGATGAACTTCTACATGCGGGCGGTCGAGCTCTTCACCGACGCGCCCATAGTCGGCACCAGCCTGCTCAAGATGTATATGTCCAATGGCAGCGCGACGGCCGATTTCCTCAAAGTGGACGATTTCATCCCGGATCCCCGAGCCAAGAAGCCCGGCGACATCGACTCCATGGCGTTCTGCTTCAACAGGTTCCAGCGGGAGTTCGGCGAGCTCGAGCGCGCCACGACTGTGCGCTTGGCCGACGTGGAGATAGACGTGCCGGTCATGGACCCGGAGACGGGGCAGATGACGGACACTCTCGAGGGCGTGACCATCCAGCAGCTGCAGAACCAGGGGATGTATTTCAACCTGAAGGAAGTCTGGGAGAACCACGTGCAGAAGTCCGAGGGAGAGGGGACTACCGTAGCCGACATCGACGCGGCCACGGAGATGCAGGTGGACATCCCCAACCTGGACCTGTGCGAGTACTGGGGCGAGATAGAGACGACGTTCGGGGTCTACGACGTGGACAGGAAGACCTATGCGCCCGGCAAGTACGAGGAATACGTCGCCACATGCGTCATGAACGGGGACGAGATAGAAACGATCATCCGGTGCGAACCGTCGGAGTTCTACTACAACGATCAGGTGGAGCAGAAGCGAAAGTATTTGAAGCCCTACGTGGCCAGCATCTACTCCGCCAACCCAGGGGTTTTCTACGGCAGCGGGGCGATAGAACCGGTCGAATCACTCATAACTGAGATGAAGGAGCACCATGACCTGTACCTGGATGAGCATAAACGCAGTGTAATGACCATCCTGTCAGTTCTGGAGCGATCCGGTCTCACACCACGCGACCTGGAATTCGCCCCGTATGCCCACTGGGTGATGCGCAACCACGACGACGTGAAGCCGGTCGCGTTCCCAGAAGTGAACCTCCAGGCGTTCATGGCGGTCCACGGCCTCATCGACCGCGAGATAGACCGGACAGCAGGCGCCAGCACCATGATGCAGGGGATCCCGACCACCAAGCGCCAGACGGGGCAGGAGACCCAGATGCTGATGGCGGAGTCGGCCAGGCGGTTCTCCACTTTCATCCACATGGCTGACCACCTGACTCTCCGCCCCCTGGCGCTCAAGACCATGATATTGATGCGTAATATGCCCTCCGTCATCGGCGGCGAGATATTCAACACGCCGGACTCCCAGATCGCCATCTCGGCCAAGGACCTGCTCGACGACCTCGAGTTCGTGTTCGCCGCGACCGGCATCGAGCCGGAGTACTCCAAGTACGCCAAGCAGGAGGTGTTCCCCAAGATCATGCGCGAGCTGGGCACGATCATGCAGACCACCAACGGCCAGTGGCAGTTTAATTTCCCCGAGATAGTCAAGGAAATCAACGAGCTGTACAATTTCAACAGAGTCGAGAGCTTCGTCCAGCCGGCCCAGCAGATGATACCGCTGGACCTGCTCCAAGCGTCGGCTATGGGCGATCCGAGGCTGCAGCAGGCGGTGCAGGCGTTGCTCCAGAATGCACAGGCATTGAGCCAGGCGCAGCAGGAGATGGCCAAGACCCAGGGAGGCGGGCCGCCGCAGGCAGCAGCGGGGAGAAAGCCCCAGGGAGGACCGCCGCCGCCGATGGGACCGCCGCCGGGACAGATGCGGGCGCAGGGCTCGGGGGGACAGGCGCAGGGACCCCGGCCCGGGCCGCAGATGATGAGGAGATAGTATGCCGAGCATATTCGACCAGGGGATGAAGGACACCTATGTCCGCACCACGGCGGGGGAGCTGGAGATAGCGCGACACATACGCGACACGATAGCCAAGAACGAAGACACCAAGGCGGTCTACAAGATGCTGACAGACATGCAGCGGGCGTATGAGTCCAGGGTGCTGATGGATTCCGGTGAGGGCCGCACGCCGAGCGGGGAGCGGTATGCTCCCGAGGATTTCTGGGTCAACGTGGGCGAAGTGCGCGGGCTCCGCTGGCTGTCCGACAAAGTCAGGGCGATGGTGGACAAGGCGGATAAGGCGGACGAGGAGGAGAGGAAGAGGCATGGGAGGCCTGATAGCAATACCGGCAGCTAAGGGTGGTTACAGCGATCCTATGACCGTGGCTGGGCGCAAGGGCAAGTTCAACTGGAACGTGCCGCCGCAGTACGACCAAGGCATCGGCGCTGGGCGCAGCCCGATGTACGCGTTCGAGACGGAGGACGGAGGATTGTATTTCCACCGGCTCGAGGAGGACAAGCAGGGCGGACGCTGGGAGCTGACGGATCAGAGCGACGAGTACGACATGATGAAAGAGAATCCGGAGTTTATCGCCAAGATGTGGGGGGAATCCGACGTGGCTGAGGCGCTTGCAGCAGCGATAGCAGCCGGAGCCGAGTGGAAGGACCTGCCAAAACACCTCAAGAAAGTGAACACTTGGAGACAGATCTCGGGCGACTAGTTATTTCTTCATTGACATACCCTCTAGATTGTGATACCGTGATCCCCAACACTACTATACAAAGGAGTTCTGTATGCCTCAACCTGCATCACCGGGCACAAAAAGTCCTGCAGGGGTGCCGCCTGCGGGAACGGGCGCAGGCGATGGGACTGATCCCGCCGCCACCGCTGGGTCGCCGCCAGAAGACGATCTGCGATTCGAGGATGACCAGGTCGTAGAGCAGGATGGCAAGAAGATGGTCCCGCTGGAAGCTCTTCTCGGGGAGAGGGAGAAGTGGAAGAAGAGGGTGGCATCAGCAACACCGCCACCGCAGACTACGCCTCCACCCGCCGAGCCGGAGCCCGAGCCGGGACAGCCACTGTTCAACTGGGAGAAGCTCGTGCCGCAGCAAGCGGGCGGCCAGCAAGCCCAGCCTGTGGCCCAGGGGCCTCCCCCCATGGACCCGAACCAGTTCGAGGATCAGTTCAGGGATATGCTCAACGAGAAGCCGTGGCAGGCGATCATGTGGGCAATGCAGACAGGGATGAACTATCGCGACACGATGGAAGGACAGGCGAGGCAGTTCGTGCCGGACTACGGCGATCTGCCCATCCACGAGGTATCGGACCGAGAGGTCCAGATGCTGGCGTCCAACCCGTACGCGATGAAGGCGATGATAGCGAAGTCGAAGAGGGTGGGAGCAGGCGGTGGACAGAGATCCGCGCCTCAGCAGGCACCCACTGCCCAGCAGCCGCAGCCGTCAGGCCAGCCCGCCCCGTCGCAGGAAGCCGTCAAGGCCGCCATGGACCTGATCATGAGCATGGGGAGATCCTCCGGAGTGTCCGGAGAGGGCACCCGGGGCCCGTCCGCCCCGCCAGCAGGGGACCTACCCGAGCTGGACAAGGACTCTGTCGCCTATTTCAAGGCGAGAGGCTACACGGACGAGCAGATTAAGGCACAGGCACAGAGGATAGTCGATATCAGGAGAAGGAGAGGACAGGTCGTATGAGCAAGAAGGAGAGCAAGCCGGCCGTAGAGGCGAGGGAGATAGAGACGCGGAAGGACATGTTCTACGTCAACAACGCGGACCCGAGCAAGGTCTACTTCCACGCGGAGGACAACCCGATCCGCATCCGTGAGCTCCAGATGATGGGCTACCGGGTATGCGAGGGAAAGGAAGTGGGGCCGTACAGCCCCATTGCCATAAAGGACTCCGCCGACTCCAAGCCCGTGAACCTGCCAGGACACATCCTGATGGAAACTTCCCGAGAGAACTGGGAAAAGCTGGACAATATGAAAGACGCCCGCCTGAAGCAGCATGAGCGTGATGTCAAGGACCGTTACGACGAGGTCGCGGCGATAATGGAACGCAGCGGTCTCGGCAAAGCTCATGCGAGGCTGAAGGATGAGGAGATCAAGTTCTAATTCCCCTTCCTGCCGCCTCCGTGATCCATAACTGGAGGCAATCATGTCGGTTATTCGAGCAAACATACCGGAACTATTAGCCGTAGACTTGGACCACGTGCTGTTCGAGACACTCGGCACGTTCAAGTACGAGGAGCTGCTCAACAGCATCTACTCCGTCACGACCTCAGACAAGAAGCTGGAATACGGCCTCACCGTCGGAGGCTTCCCCTTGCTGGCGGAGAAGGACGAGAACGTGTCGCTCGCGGCTCGTGACTGGTCAGAAGGCTACAAGACCACATACACCCACAAGACCTTTGGCCTCTACACGGCGATCTCCATGGAAGCCCAGCAGGACGAGCTGCATGGCATCACGGAGAAGCTGCCCCAGGCCATGGCAAGAAGCATCGACGCGACACTGAACTACTACGCGTCGAGGACGTTCTCCCGCGCGTCAAGCACGTCGGAAGATTTCGTCACCGGAGGCGACGGTGTCGCCCTCATCAGCGCCAGCCATCCGCTCAAGGGCGGAGGCACCAGCAGCAACACCCCATCGACCGCATGCGACCTCACCGCGACGTCGCTCTGGGCAGGCATCAACGCGTTCTACCAGATGCTGGACGACCAGAGCAAGCCGGTGCGCAACGCGCCGTCGACCATTCTCATTCCCCATCAGACAGAGCAGAAGGTCATCGAGCTGCTCCTGTCCGACAAGTACCCCGAGAGCGCGGAGAACGCGATCAACGCGCTGCAGAAGCGCAAGGGACCGAACCTGTCCTACATTGTCTGGCCCTACTGGATCGGCTATGTCGACTCCGACTGCTGGTTCCTCCTGGGCGACAAGAAACCGTGGGGCAAGGACTATCCCCTGAAGTGGTACTGGAGGATGAAGCCGGAGACGGAGTCAGACAATGACTTTTTTACAAAAGAGTTCATGTACTCGGTGGTCCTGAGATTTAGTTGCGGGTACACGGACTGGAGATTCTGCTATGGCTCAATGGGCGCTTAACCAATAAAATCAGGTACTTGCACTGTACCTTTAAAGTAAGTTATCTGAGATAGTTAAAGTAAAATGTTAATACTTCAGAACCTGATAACTGATAAGATTATGACAGACCTGGAACGCGGATACATCGCCGGTCTGTTCGACGGTGAGGGCACGATCAGCCTCAGTATCTGGAAGCGTGACGAGAATGTCATGGGATTCCGGTTGGGGCCGAACGTGTGTATCTACAACTCGGATCTGTCACTTCTTATCAGGGCCCGAGAGGTGATGGGAAACGGACTGATCACGGAGCATTTGCCCAGTAAGAAGGTGAAGAATAACAAACTGGTGGCGAAGGTATCGTTAGGCGCTAATCAGTGCAGGCATGTGCTCCCGCAGATACTGGATGTTCTAGCCTCTAAAAAAGCTCAGGCCGAGCTGGTTCTGAAGTACCTGGACTTAGCGCCCAGTGGACCTAAGAACTCTCACCTGTTCGAGGAATTCATAGATATCTTGTGGAAACTTCGGACCTTGAATATGAGAGGCCTTGGCTCAGTTAGCAAGGACGACGTACGAAACCGCCTGACCTCCATCAAAGAGGCCAGGAGCAATAGTTAACACGCGTACCCGCAGAGTGACCCGTGGCGGGACGGATATAAGGAGAATATATCATGGCTAACACAGATGCCCCTCACGGCTTGAGGGCCGTTCGTATGATGAACGGGGGTAAAATCCCCATGGACAAGTACACGGTCAATGCCTCCACGGCGATATACCAGGGCGACGTGGTGCAGATCAAGGCGACGGGCCTGGTCCGCACGATCGTGACCACAGGCGGCGCCGCCAGCATTCTCGGCGTTGCCGCAAACTACACCGGGGTCTCCGGCGAGGTTTGGGTGTACAACGACCCGGGGACGGTGTTCGAGATCCAGTCGGACGGGACGACAGACCCGGGCAGTGCCGCCGCCGCGCGGGCCCACATCGGGGAGACCGCGGTGCTGATACTCACCGCGGGCAACACCACGACCAAGGTGTCCAAGCAGGAGCTGGACTACAGCTCCATGACGACAGGCACCGCGGACCCGCTGCAGATCATCGGGTATTACAACGCGGTGGACAATGACAACACTCTGGCGCACGCGAGATATCTCGTTCTGCTGAAGAAGAACGTGTTCGAGAATGTGCCGGAGTCCTATAGCGCGATTTAGTACAGGCTTTTCCCCCTGAGCCCGGGCACGCTGCCCGCGGCTCTCCACCCCCAACCCGGGGCGGGGGCCCTACGCCAGCCTCCGTCCCGGCTTCCTAATCATGAGGTGTTATGCAGAAAGTCTGCCTGGCCATCACAGCGAACCACGACAAGGTCGATCGGGATTTCATGATGCACTTGGTCACTATGTACAAGCCGCCGGGCACGGTAATATCTCTCCAGGGTGAGCATATCAAGTCCGCGTCACTGAACGAACATGTCACCATGGCCTCAAACTCGGGGTGCAGTCACATATTCTTCATGGACGTGGACATGAACTTTCCGCCCTGGACGCTGTACCGGCTCCTGTCTCACAGGCTGCCTATCGTGACCGGCCTGTATCACTTGAAGGCCACTCCGTACTCCCCGGTCATGGGCTGGACAGACGAGAAGGGCGTGGCGATCAACGGAAGAGGCCAGCACTGGAAGGAGGAGTACTGCCCCCTGCCCCGGGACTCCCTGGTCGAGATCCACTGGTGCGGCATCGGCTGCCTCCTAGTGGACATGGACGTGTTCAACAAGGTCTACTACCCCCCGTTCTGGGACGTGTGGGACAGGGAACACGGCAAGAGGCATAAAGGACACGATATCATCTTTTGTGAGGCGGTGCGAAAGGCAGAGTATAAGATATTTGCGGATACGAGCCTGGATGTATCGCATATCGGACGGTCTATCATCAACCGGGCATGGGTGGAGACATACCATCGCCAGAACATGGACATGGAGCTCCTGCGCACGGTCCGGTCATACTCCCTGGAGCCGACGTGGTGGAACGAGAAGTGGATGGGAGGACTGGTGGAAAGGACGGAAAGAGGAATGCGGGCTATCTCCAAGGCGCTGATGCCCCTCATCCCGGAGAAGGCGACGGTGCTGGACATCGGCTGCGGCGACGGAGGGCTGCTGAGGATACTGAAAGAGGAGAAGGCCTGCGACGTGTACGGTCTGGACTTCTCCTTCGTGTCCATAGACACGCTGAAGGCCAAGGGGATCCCGGGCGAAGTGGCGGATCTCAGGACCTACGAGGTCAACGGCCGGCGGGCCCACACGGTCATCCTGTCGCATGTCTTGGAGCACATCACCGATCCGTATGTGGACAGGGTAGTAAAGCTGGTCAGCGATTCCGCCACGGACCAGGCTTTCATCATCGTGCCAAAGGAAGACACGATGTGGTACGAGCACGTCAGGAAGTACAACATGGATACGTTGCGAACGGCAGTGGCGCCGTATTTCGACTCAGTGGATATCTCGCTGGTGGAGAGGGAGTCCGTCGGCCCGTCCGGGGCGAGGGACCATATTATGGCGCATTGCCACAAGATCTCCGCTTCGCGGAGCGAAGACAGGCGCAGGCCCGGGGGATCTGATGAGGTGAGCACGGGCATAACCGGGTAAGGGGGAGTGGAATTCTCCCCATGCGTGCATGAGACAGGGCAGGCATCCTATTCCAGGAGGATTAAACCATGACTCTTTCAAGATATCCACACGGCATCTCATCGTTTGGCATCCCGGTAATCGGCGCGGGACCGATCGTCACCACCGGAACAGTCTATTTTGTAGACTCCGCCACCGGGTCCAACAGCAACAGTGGCTTGGATCCGACTCAGGCGTTCGCGACCTTGACCACGGCCATCACCGCCTGCACCACGAACAAAGGCGACGTGATCATCCTGATGCCGTCTCATGCGGAGACCATCAGCACCACGGTGACGCTGAGCATAGCGAACGTGTCCATCATTGGGCTGGGCAACGGCACGGCGAGACCTAACCTGACGCAGGGCACCACGGGAAGCACGGGGATGCTGACCGTCTCGGGCTCCAACAACCGCATCGCCAACGTCTACTTCACCGGCTCCGCCACGGGGACCAACGAGCCGCTGCTGACGATCTCCGGATCCTACGTCGATGTGGAAGGGTGCTTTTTCGCCCCGGCGTCGAAGCAGCTGTACACGATTCTGCTCAGTGGGACCGCCTCGACGGACATCTCGATCAAGAACTGCAGCTTCGTCGCATCGGCGGCGGGGCCAGATGCGATCATCTTCAGCAGCGTGATGGTGCACCGGGTGATTGTATCCGGGTGCTATTTCAATGTGGTGGGCTCGGCAGGATGCGACCATGGCATCATCACGGTCAGCTCCAGCGCCTCGCTGGGCTGGCTGATCAAGGACTGTGTTTTCATGGGTATGGCCGACGGAGAGCCTGCTATAAAACCTCTTGCAGCCAGTACAGGCTTGGTCGCGAATTGCCTGGCGTATACGGCAGACGTCACGGATATAATCCTGCCGTCCAATATCCTTGGAACTATTGACCTCTTGGCGACCGAGGCGGCCAAAGCCGCGCAGTTCACCATAAAGCACCCAGCCACAACGACCACGGCATAGGCGGGTGCGATATGACTGATCTGGATCACACTATGGGGGAGATCCTTAGGCCTAAACGCATTGCGGTATGCACGGCCTGGGGATCTCCTTTCGTATGGACCCATGGCGCCTACAATATGATGAACCTGGAGCGGCCGAAAGACACGGATGTCCGCTTCTTCCCCGGTTTCGGGTGGTGCCCGGCCCGGCGCCACATGGACGGCGTCGAAAGGGCCATGGCCTGGGGAGCGACGCACGTGTGCTTCCTCGGGGCGGACCAGATGCATCCGGCGGATATACTCGTGAAGTTCTCCGAGCACGCGGCGAATGGATGGCCGGTAGTCTCCGCCTTGGTCCCGTGTCGGGGCTGGGTGAAGAGCGACAAGATCGACAAGCCGTTCATCAAGATAGGATGGAAGTGGAAAGACGACAACGGCAATAAGACAGGAGATTGCTATAATACGGATTACATGAAGCTGGTGGACCCGGCGGACGGACCGTATCAGGAGATCGTATCCACAGGCTCCGGAGCGTTGATGTTCGACGTGAACCTGCTGGGCAAGATGAAGAAGCCCTGGTTCTCGGAGAGGGTATCGGATGACGACTATAACAGGACCGCGTCGATGGACACGACCTTCTGCTACAGGCTGGTGATGGAGGGCGGAGCGCGGATATTGTGTGACCTGACTATAGACATCATCCACCTGGACGTGTTCCCGATAGACGAGTCCTATGGCGACAGGTTCAAGGATTGGCCAAAATGGAAAGCGCAGGAGGCACTGCACAAGTATTTGTAGGGATATGCAATTCACAGGAATCCGTCCCTGCCGATTTCTTCTGGTCGTTTGTAACCATACGGCCGGTATGCCCTGTCGTCGTCTTCCGAGCATCCCATCCCTGGGACATCGTACGCAACAATCAGATCATAGCCAAGTTCCTGTCCAGCGGCTGCAGTTACCTGGCCAAGATGGACATCGACCAGCAGTATCCGGACAACTACTTCGAGAGGCTGTTGCCGCTGGCAGAGAAGCACAAGGTCGTCGGACCCCTTATACACGACCGGTGGGATCACAGCGGATACATGCCACTGGCCTTCACTAGCCATGAGCACCCTAGATTGAGGCCGATGGACCTGTCTGGTCTGTCCGGTGTGGTGGAGGTTCCATATGCCCACACGAACATGATCTATTCCCGGGAAGTCCTGGCCAGCATCCCTCCTCCATGGTACGAGGCCAGAGCGAGCGTGGACGGACTGGAACGAGCGAACCACGTGGATTTCGACTTCATCGACAAGATCCACAAGGCAGGATACAAGACATATGTAGATCTGGACACGGTGGTAGGGCATCTGGCCACTGTCCCGATAATAAAAACCAACAGGGGGAATATTGTATGAGGAGATTGGCAATCGTAGTCGTGTTGCTGTCATTGTGTGTGGTTCCTCTAGCGGGAACCTTTGCGGCAGACGCACCCAAGCCAGGGGCGTCGGCGTCGGCGCCGGCGGCGGTGGCGCAGCCGCAGGCGCAGCCGAGGACTGTTACCCCGACCCCAGGCCAATGGGTCGGATTCGACCAGGGCCAGTACACCATCGTAGCGACCCAGAACGGGGGCAGCAGCCTCGTGGCCGTGTTCTCCACCTGGGACCCGATCTTGGGCGCCGGGACCTTCACCTGGTCCAAGGACAGGGACGCGGACCGGAACACCAAGGCCTATAGGCTCAGTGCGGCGCTGGGGACGATCCCTGGCGTGGTCGAGGTGGTCATCACCCGGCACCGGGTCGACGTGCAGCGTGCGTTCGTATACAGCTGGGATTCCATACTCCCCCAGCTGCTGGAAGCGTTCAGGAAATCAGACTTAGTCAAGCAAGGAGGATAACGGAGATGACAGTAGAGAAAAAACTGAAAAAGATTCTTACAGCCGGGGCACAGGCTGGGGTTACCCACTATCAGATTGAGCTCAACGGAATAGAGCAGAAGGAGTTCCCTGCTCTGCCAGACGGAGGAATGGAGGCGGACCTTACCGGGCTGTCCGACGGAACTCATAAGATCCGCATCCGGGCCGGAGCCAGGTGGTCCAGGGCTTTCATCCAATGGGGCCCATGGTCTCCTGTACAGGACTTCGTCGTGTTCAGGCCCAAGATGCCTACGGATGTGGTTACGAGCGTAAAGGAGGTATAGGGCCATGGCGAATACTAACCTGGGAAAGAACATATGGACCCTGGACACGGCGGCCACGATCAAGACGTCCACCGAACCCGTCTACATCAAGAAGATGGTGTTCAAGCCGTCCGCGGCCGACGATGACTGCGTCGTGACCGACGGCTCTGGCGTCCAGATCTGGGGAATCCGCGCGGCCGCCTCGGGAGTGAACAACGAGTCCTACGGGCTGGAGCAGACCGTCCTGGAGCAGTGGTACAACGGGTTCATCCTGGCCACGATCGACAACGCGGGATCCGGTAGCCTGCTCTACGTGTACATCGGATGAGCGGTGGCGCAACCAGAATAGTGGACGGCGACGGCCAGATCGCCGGAGTCCGCAGCAATCCACTGGAGGTGGATTTCCCCGACACGAGGATCCTGCTGCAGTCTATCCTGTCCGAGCTGCGCGCGATGAACAAGTACCTGGCAGAGCTGACAGGGACGTATTTTGATACGGAGGAATGAGCTATGGGAATGACAATAAGAGACGGGAAAGGCAGCGGCAGAGAGGCGGAGGTCTGCATACTCAACAGGCTCCACACGGATTCCGTCGTGTTCAGCGCTATCTCTGCCATATCCAGGACCGAAGGCGAGGCGTATGTGTGGACCGCGACGGCGGACTGGGGAGCGGACAAGAACGTCCTCTGGCTGCGCAACGACTCGACCGTGAAGGTGCTGCATGTCGAGCGTATCACCGCTTCCGTGGCGGCCACTGCCGTGGTCGAGATCTGGGTGGGCACGGGCAATGCGGTAGCAGGCACGGCCGTCGTCGGGACCTGCATGAACCGCAGCATCAACAATGTCGCCCAGGCGACCTGCAGGCACACGAACACCGGTGTCGACGCGGGCGCGGGGATGACTCTGCTGTCCTGTTACCAGATGCCCGCGACGAACGTGCACGACATCAACCTGGACGGGACGCTGATCCTGGGATACCTGGGCGAGGTGGCGATCAACATCGTCACGGACGTCGCGTCGTCCTCGTTCAACATCCACGGGTGGTTTGACGCGAAGGAACATCTGTAGTCTTCGCTTCGCGAAGCGAAGCAATAAGCGAGGTGTGGGCATGAAGAACAAGCTGATTGTAGCTATGGTGATGATAGCGGTACTGGCCTTATCGGGCACGTCCTACGCCCAGCGCAGCATCGGCATGCTGCTGGAGGAGGCGGACGGGTCGCCTGCCGGATTCGCGGTGAAGATGATCGTGCCGAACACCAGCCTGGCACTGACCAGCGGCGTGGCGACACTGACCGTCGGTGGCACAGGCACCATCACCCAGGTCGGCGATGGCACCACGACCGGCGTGTTCACCGCGGACGGCGAGGGCAATACCCTCTACTTCGAGGGCACCACCGCGGACGGGGTGGAGACGATCCTGGTCGGCCGGGACGCGACCGGGTCCGACGGGACGCTGTATATCCCCAACCTGGCAGGCACCACTGCCGACCTAGTCATCTCCGGCGTGTCCAACTTCGTCACGGACAATGTGCTCATCCGCGCAGACGGGACTACGCTGCCCAAGGTGCAGAAGTCCGGCGTGGCGCTGGACGACAGCGACAACATGTCTGGAGTGGGGACGCTGGCCACGACGGGCCTTGCGACTTTCAACGCAGGCATAGACGTGAAGTATGGGGCGACGGCGTCGGGATTTATCAACATCTATGAGGACTCCAGTGACGGGACCGACGCGGTGAAGATCCAGGTGCCGGCGATAGCCGCCGGGTATACTCTGACTCTGCCCACGACGGACGGGACTGCCAGCCAGGTGCTTACTACCGACGGGTCAGGAGTGCTCAGCTGGACGTCTCCCACCGCAGGCGCTGGCGATGTCACCGCCGCGGCGGCTATAGACACGACCGCGGTCGTGGTCGGTGACGACGGGGCCAAGGGCGTCAAGAAGACCGGGGTGCTGATAGATGGGAGCGATAATATTTCTGGCGGGGCCAGCCTGGCTCTGGGTACTAATCCTGCTGACGCGGGGACGATCCGCCTGCCCAACACGGGCACGATCATATTCGAGGACACCGAGGGCACCGGGGAAGTCACGGCGATGACGGTCAGCGCGACAGAGGTGTTGACTATCGGGGACGCGAACACGACCAGCGTGACAATCACTCCCGCCACGACGTTCACAGGTGGTATCACGGACGCCGGCACCATCGTAGCGGGCACGTGGAATGGGACGGCCATAGCGGCAGCTTATATCGGAACTGATCTAACCGCGGCGAACCTGGGTGCGACCCTGACGTTCGCGGACGGAGACCTCATAGACTTCTCTGGCATCACGCACTCCAGCACCACTCCCGAGGGCCTGAAGCTCCCCGCCTGGGGCAACTTCAACCCGTCTGCTGGCGTAGGCTATATCGCCTGGGATACGGCGTCATCTTCCATAAAGATCTACGACTCGGGCTGGAAGGCGTTCGCCGCGGCGGCAGCGCCCATCGACTCTCCCTATATGCTCATCGGAGCGAATGACTCGACGTTGACTGCGGATAGATATCTGGTAGCGGGCGCTGGGTTATCAGAAGTAGATGGCGGGGCTAACAGTACCTATACCCTGGCGGTAGATACCGCCGAGATCACAGGCGCCCGCACCTGGGCCGCGGGTGGCGCGGCGTCTATCGCCTGGACGTGGGACAACTCCGGTACGCTCGACCCGTCGCTGACATTCGGGGACGGGCTGATAACCAGCAACTCCTCCGTGACGATCGCCACCGGCAAGAACCTGACCATAGGCACGACGCAGCTGAACCTGAGCGACACGATCGACGCGTCGAAGATAACCATCACGAGCCAGGCCCAGGGGGACACGCTGTACGCATCCAGCGGAACCGCATGGGCCCGGCTCGCCAAGGACGCTACTGCGACCAGGTACCTGTCCAACACGGGGACCAACAACAACCCAGCGTGGGCGCAGGTCAACCTCGCCAACGGAGTCACAGGCACCCTGCCGGTGGGGAACGGCGGTACGGGGCTGACTTCCGGAACCTCCGGCGGTGTTCCGTACTACAGCGCTTCGGATGCGATAACCTCCTCCGCCGCTCTCGCCCAGTATCAGATTGTCATGGGCGGCGGTGCCGGTGCCGCTCCGGCTACCCTGGGCTCGGCGGGCACGGCAGGACAGCTTCTCATGTCCGGTGGCGCTGCAGCCAATCCGGCCTTCGCGGGCACTCTGACGGGGTCCTATGTGCTTGGCGACGCAGACACCGACACGGTGACGATCCGCTCCAGGATCATCGGAGGCAACTCCCGCCAGGTGAACATCGATGACGACGACACCAGCGCGCCGACATATGCCACTGCGACTAACGCGCTGTATGTGGAAGGCGATGTCGAGGCGGGAGGAACTGTCTACGCCTCTAAGTTCATAGGAGGCACAGGCACGAACGAGCAGAGAGGCACGTGGTTCACAAGCAACACGAGCATGACCGCCTGCTATTCCAGCGACGGTGTGTTCTTTCTGAACGATGTTGCCACCCTGTGCGAAAACGGGACCCAGCGGGACATTGTAACTCCTGCAGACTCGGTGACATGGACCGGGACTTCCCATTCTTTCGCCGGGGTGACCAACCTCAGGCTGCCGACCGCCTCCGCGGATTCAAGCGGAGAAATAAGCATTAACCCCACCGGTCATCAACTACTGCTCCACGCCGGCGGGTCAAGTGCCGACAATGCACTCCAGACCTTTGATTTCGATACCTGTTCTGCCGGATATATTCTGAAGACGGACGGCAGTGGCAACTGGACTTGCGGGGCAGACGCGACGGCAGGCAGTCCCACCCTGGACACTGTAGGAGATCCGGTGGGGGATTCGACTATCGTCTTCGCTGCCGGAGAGGAGGTGGTGTGGCAGTACACCGGGGCCTTTACTACTGGCTCGCAGTTTCAGATTCTACAGGATACCGGGAACCCCTCGGGCGGCGTGCTGTTTGAAGTGCTCGTTACGGACACGGACGTCACGGCGGCAAGGATAGGAGACGGCACGAACTACACTCAATTTGGTGCTAATGGAGCGCTCGCCTTTGCTGGGACCGCGACGTTCAGCGCCGGAGGTGCGACGACCTCCATCCCGATGGTGGTAGGGACTGCAACGGCAAGCGGGATCACTGGAGCAGGGCAGATGTACTTCGAGTCCGACACGGAGATTCTCACCCTAGGCGATGGGGCAACGAGTATAACCCTGGACTTCACTCCTAATACGGTGATCACGTTCCCCACTACCACAGCTACCTTGGCCCGAACCGACGCGGGGCAGACCTTCACCGGAGTACAGGCTTTCACTGCTCCTACGGTTGAAACCTCAATTACGCCTAATACGTTCGCTAACGCAAGCCTAGGGACAGGACTTCTCCCGTTCTCCTCGGTGTTTATTGGAGACGCAGCCACCAACAATGTGCAACTGATTAACACGGCAGCGGCTAGCGCGGTAGTTCTAACCCTTCCTTCCACTACTGGAACGTTAGCTCTGATAGACTCTCAGGTCTTCACGACCTATATCGAATCACCCTACATCATCCTCGGGTCCGCAGCGACCGCCGCTGACGCGGGGCAAGTGCGGCTGGCCAACACCGCTACTATTGCGTGGGAGCTGGCGGCTACCGGAACCGACGTGACCCTGGGAGTCAACGCCACCGACGACATGGTCGCAGCGCTCGTGGCCGCGACGGACCTGTTCCAGATCACCACGGGCAACCTGAAGATCGGCGCGGGGACTCAGACCCAGACACTGGACGGCGCGGACGCGTACATCACGGGATTCCTGGAAGTGGACGGGATGATCTATGCGGACGGAGGCGTAACAGGAGCACTCACGGGAACGGCCTCAGGCAATATCGCCAACACCTTAGCCGATGCCGCGGGAGATCTGATCCAGGGCTCGGCCGACAATACCTGGGCAAGGTTGGCCAAAGGCGCGGAAGGCACTATCCTCCGAGCCGGGGCGAGCCTGAATGCCTACTCAACCTCTACCTTTGCCGATACCTACGTCCAGGGAGGCCTGCTCCACGCGGCCACGGCCAATACGATAGCGGCCCTGGCTCCGGGCGCAGTGGGCTCCTTCCTCATGTCCAATGGGGCCAGTGCGGCACTGTCATACCTGGCCGCGGGTGCCGCGAACTATCAGCTGGTAGGCGCGGGGGTCACGACAATCCCCGTGTGGACAGCGTCGACCGGCACAGGCGCTCCGGTGCTGGGGACGTCGCCTGTATTCACGACTTCTATCCTGCCCTCCGCGGCAGGGGCGACAGTAATAGGAACGACTGCCCTACCCTTCTCCAGTATTTTCATTGGGGATGCAGCGACTAACAATATCCAACTCATCAATACGGATGCTAGTTCAGCGAAAGTAGCTACCCTCCCCGATGTGACCGGGACCGTGCTGGTGGCGGCGACTAGCACGACCACGACTCAGGCGATGTTTGCCACGGCCACGGCGGGCGCACCGGCGTTCAGGGCAATCGCAGACGCGGATATTCCTAAAACTCTCACCGGCATGACCATCACGGCCACGGGTGCCATAACGACTGCGGCGGCGACGGGAGTCCATGTCGGGACTACAGGAGTAGCCCTCACCTCGGACGATGACGGGGCTATCACCTTCACCGGTGAGAGCGCAGGGGACGACCAGACCTTAACCATCAACCTCGACGATACCGTGGGAAGCGTGGTTGTGACGAGCTCGGAGGCAGCAATCAGCTTTTCTGCTTTGAACATCGTAACCACTGGGACCATCTCTGGCAAAATTCCCGTTGTGGTTAACAGCGGGACTACGGAATACGCCGTCACCCAAGCTCAGGTTCAGGCAGGGACTTTCTTTATAACGACCGTTGCCGGAGCGACTACCTACACTCTCCCTGGGGCGGAAGCAGGGGCATGGGTCTGTTTTAAGATGGGCCAGGGCAATGCGCAGACTCTTACTCTAGACACGGATGGGACAGACTATATCGTGATGACCACCGGTGCGAGGACTTCTGCTGCCGGAGATTACTACGCCGCCACTTCCAGTGCGTCTAACCAGATTTGCGTAGTTGCTTTCGATGCCACGGACTGGTACGCGACGTCGGCGGTCGGAACATGGGCAGAGCAATAAGACGGATTGATGAGGGAACGATCAACAACGGAGGATAGAGTCATGAAGAAGCTGATAGTGTCATTGTTCATCGTAGCTGCGCTGTGCGGGGCGTCCTATGCCCAGGTCCTTACCCTGAATTCACCGGAATCACTGGCTGTCCCCACAGCGACCAAGCTGGACCTCAGGAACATCAACATCGATGTCACCAACAAACTTGTGACGGTCACCTATCGTTTCCTGGGGGCTGACAATGGCCCCATCCCCAGAGTAGGAAACGTTACTGTGGACCGCACCTGGACCTGCCAGGACGTCCCGGCACAGCTCGCTGCGGACTGCACCGGGGTCGGTGTCCCATACAACGGCTGCACGGGTGTGGGCACTGGGACGGGCCTGTATGCTGGAGACACCTGCTTCACGGATACCTTCTCGTTTTCTATCCGGTCTCAGGATGTCGGTGTTGCACTGGGCAAGGGGCTCCGCGCACTCATCTGGGCCAAGATGCGTCCGGCGGTGCTGACGGGAGCGAACAACGCGACGTTGCCATAGGGGTTTGCCATGAAACGACTGATCTGCTTACTCATCCTTCTGTGCTTCGTCCCGCCCTGCGAGTCACGGGCGCAGCAGTATGCTGAGGAGTGCCTTGACACCTTCCCACAGCAATGTAGTGAATCCGTCCAACTGGCCCGACTCTCCCCTGCGATAGTGGGCGGGGGTGTGCCTGCGGCTCCTGCTGGTGAGGCAGAGGAAACAGGTTTTCTCTTTTCCTGCACATGGAAGGATGGTAGCGACGAAGAAAATACTGGAGGCGGGGCTGGTCATGTATGGACTACTGAATCTGATACAGGAGACACTTTAACTAAGGACACCGGCGGCAATGGCTGGAACGGGGAAACCAACTGCCTTAAATATGATGACAGTGATGGAACTCCTGTAGCCAATTTACTACTGACACTTGCTGACACAAAGGCAAATCTTGGGTTTAGGTTTTCCCTTGATTGGGTATTAGATGGTATGTCCGATACTCAAACGTCAGCTTTGGTGCTTTTGGTGGATGATAGTTCTATTGAGCGGATGCAGATTCATCTATACCACGACGGAACGGCATCTTCTCTTAGGTTATCCTGCCATAATGGATTTAGCCTTACAGTAATAGGATCAGTAGATGTTGACACATATCTCGGAACCGGAGAGCACCTGCAAATAGTCGGTGACTGGGAAGCATCCACCGCCTGCAAGATGAAGGTTTACAGGGAAGACGGGGTTACAGCCGTTGGTGCTGAGGTTGTCAATGGAGGTACATTCTCAGCGGCCGGTATTAAAGGTGTCTATCTAGGCCATGTGTTAGATGATAGCAGGAACAATGATTGGTACATTGACATTGTTGCAATAAAAGATACTGCTGGATACCCAGTAACTAGGGTCCCGTAGAGGAAGTATAGATATGAAAAAGATGATATATTTAGTTACCCTGTTTATTTTGTTCATGTTTTCATCCTTGGGCTATTCCAAGACCATCATTTTTGAGACTAACTTCAATAGTGATGCTGCTTGGAATATCACGCAGCCTAATGCTGGCGGTCCGAACGAGATCAGGAATATTCCAACTGCCTATACATACGGGGCGACAGATTTTCCATCCACTAGGACATCAGTTGGAGTGATTCCCCGCTGGATTGGTTGGTACGACTACCGCACCTTTATGACAACAAATACCTATAATACCGTTACACTTGGTACTTCAAACGCTAGAGGAGGTTCAGGAAACGCTATAACGCATTACTCAGAGGTTCCGGCTGTCGATTCTAGTGGAGATGCGTCTAGTGGAACTTTATATCTATTTCTTGGAGATGCCTTAACCAGTAAGGGATATACTGATATTTGGATAACCGTGTGGAGGAAGTTTGATACCAATTACTATGAAGGCAACAATACACAAAAATGGCTTAGTGTTTCGCACTACAATCACAGCCTGTATCTGTCTGACAATGCGAGGCATCTCACGGACTGGAGTGGGGTTACAACAGGGGGGGTTGAACAACACACTCCTAAGTTTATACACGGCACCCAAAGATCCGATGATGTTGACAGTGGTGGACTCCCAATGAGATGGCATTATGCGTGGGTTAGACAATTTCCATACGCTAATAGGACAGACTGGGTTCCTGTTGTCGGTGATTTAGATGCTGGTGATTGGAAGGCTGGCGTTGCTGGAGAAGCTGATGTTTACGCCACCTTGGACTCTGGAACTAGAAACGGGGGCTGGAAAACTTCAGGAAACTACGGTGATGGGGATTACCATTGTCACGAATATCATCTGAAACTTAACTCTGCTTCTAATGTGGCGGATGGGGTATTGGAATATTACATTGACGGGGTGGCTCAGTTTTCATTCAACAATATGCAGTGGGTGAAGTCTGGCACTCCTTCCGACCTAGGTTGGAACTCGATTGGATTTGGTGGGAACAACTCGTATTACAGACCGGCAGGGGAGTTGGAGACGTGGTATGCCTATGATGATATTGTGGTATCAGATTACAGAGTGACAAGCTCATACCGTGTGGGGTATCCTTATGACAATTATACTTATATAAAAGATGTTCCAGCATGGGGTACTACCCCGACATATCAAGTTGATGCAACACCTCCCCCATTACCTAGTAGGGGTGTTGCCTATCGTGATGGAAAATTTGATACTGTGTTATATCGTCTTACTGATTATTCAGACTATTCCTCTGCGACTATTCTCAGATATACGCATTGGAGTCCAGAAAACTGCGATGAGACTAGAGCATTAGTAGTAGGGGGTGGCAGTTCTGGCGGGTATTCGTTTGTTGTGGTAGATGTTAACAAAAACAGTCCTACGTTTGCTAAACCGCTGAAAACTTTTGCATTGGCTTATAGTTATCTTGGTGCTGAAATATTATGTGAACCTCGATGGCATCCGACTGATCCAAATAAATTTTACTGGCTGTACGGAATGAAACTGTACCTAGTGGATATTACTGATGCGGCTCCTGATTCAGCGAAAACTCTTGTTCGTGATTTTTCGTCTGATTTCCCTGGTATGGTGTCTATAGGAACTGCCGATGAAGGTGATTCTTCTGCCAATGGAAGATACTGGACATGGTTGGTCTATGATAGTTCTACTTACCAATATGTATTTGTTTATGATTCCGTCAGCAATACAATTATATCTCAGATAGATAGAGCTGAGCTTGTAAGTAGACATGGCAGTATTAACAACGTAATGTCATCAGATGATGGATCATATGTTTATATAGGAGGTAGCTGCGATCCTTATTCTTCTTGTGAAGATTATCCATCTCACAGTGCAGCTTTCTACAATCTGTCTACTATGGGATCTGACTTCAGCAAGACCGGAGTAACTTACTTGAATATATGGGCAACACATCAGGACACAGCAAAAGATAGTGTTGGTAACAATGTTGCTGCTGGATTTGATATAGGTGGAGACGGTTATGGCTATGTTGGGGTAGGAGTATCAGCTACTAGGTTGATGTATAGACCCTGGCCTATAGAGAACGGAACTCAAGATGTTTCGTATGGATATTTCTCTGCTCCTTTTTCTTCATCGGTTAATGGTTGGAGCTTAGTAAGCCACTATCCGTGTAGTTCTGCTAATAGAACTAAATCAAACAGATGGTCTGCATGTTTAGTTGGAATGCTGAATTTAAAGAGTATAGGATATAATAACACAACACACACTCCAACCCCACTTTTTTATCATTTATTTCACACATACAGCGGGGCTTATGGAGATTCTGGAGTTGGAGAAGTTACTGCAAATAGGTCTGGATCAAGGGTGTATTTTTTTACATCATGGAACGCAACTGGTGATACCGCAGGCGGCAGTGCTAGGAATGTTTGGATGGCTGAACTCCCTGAAAACTGGTGGCAATCTTCACAGTTAGGTGGCACCACACCCCCATCCGCCACAGGATGCACGATGAGTGGAACGAGTTTTCGATAGGAGGAATTATGAAAAAGCTAATAGCAACAGTGTTCCTGGTACTGGCCTTTGCCTCATTCGCACAGGCCCATGATGTGACCATTGCTGTCACGAAATCTCTGGACGACCCCACGCCGAGGTCAAGCGTGTTCCCTGCGTCCATGTCTCCCGTGTTCAAATACTACGTCGTGGAGCAGAACGGGAGTCTCCTTGCCCAACAGTGTCTCCCAGGATGCACCAGCCTCACGGTGACAGGGTTGGCAGATGGGACATACTCGTACCGTGTCGGGGCGGTGGTCGAGGTGACACGCTCTGATGGCACGAAGGCATTGACCTACGGGTGGAGTGCGGCGAAGAGCGTAACGGTCAACTGCGGGGTGAGCGTAGTCCCGGATGCGCCGGAGCTGGGCAATGCGACACAGGTATGCAGATAGTCAGGCTCATAGCCCTGGTGCTCGTTCTGTTCATAGTCTCCGGTATGGGATGGCGACCACAGAAGCCACTGCCAACGCCGGACGCGCCGGAGATCAGGATCATTGCTGTGAGGTGTGCGGATGGCCAGACGATACGGTAGACTGAACAAGTACGACTCCCGCATCCGCCGCTGCGCGGTCTCGGGCCTGCGCTTCTATGAGTCCGAGATGGTGCACGTGAACGGGAAATACATCCATCCGCGTTTTCTCGACTCCGACGAGACCAAACGCCGGCCCATGCGCAAGAGGAGCCATAACGTATGACGATAGTAGCGAGCATCATCACGTCTGTAGGGTACGACCTGAAGTTCACCTCGTCGGAGTCCACCGCAAGGACCAATGAGCTGATCGCCTACATGAACCGCTGTCTTAGCGGCATGATCGCTCCGGTGCTGGCCCGGTTCAAGTCCGACTTGGGCATGAAGGAGTGGACCACGACGGAGTCCACCGCGTACACCCCGAAGTATACGCTGCCCACGGACTTCAACTCGTTCTATGCCCTCTACGCCAGGACCTACGAGCACGCGGGCACGCTGGCGTCCGCCGCGTCGTCCACAGCGCTGACCCTGGACTCCTCAGCCAGCAGCACAAATGACGCGTACAACGGGATGATCCTGCGGCTTACCTCCGGGACCTACGCGGACCAGCAGAGGTACGTGACCGACTATGTTGGCAGCACGGTGACTGCTACCACCATGGCTTTCGGTGGCACGCCGTCGACGGACACCTTCGTCATCGTCAAGCCCTGGACGGCGGACGACGAGCTGCAGCAGGTGGAGTACGACGAGTACGCCAGCGACTACACGGAGACGGCGACGGACCCGGAGGTGTACTCCCTCCTGACAGACACGTCGCTGCTGATAGGCCCGTGCCCGGACACGGCGACGGTGGTGTTCTACGGGCTCTATTTCTACAAGCCGTCGGCGCTGTCCTCCTCCTCCGACACGCTGCCCTACAACGGCATCTTCGACGAGGTCGTCCGCGGCTACGTGACGCAGCTCGCGCTGCTGCGGGACGAGTACAATGTCAGCGTGGAGGAAGCGCTGCGGGGGAGAGTGGAGCAGGACGTGATCACCATCATCAAGGACCGGGTACGCCGCAAGCCGGGCGGAGGACAGTCCAAGATACGAGGGAGTGATGACTGATAGACTACAGTGGAGTGACGACTGATGCCCTACACGGCCACAGACCACCAGGAAACCCAGGTCATAGAGCTGTCCGCCTTCACGGGCGGGATCAACTCCGGCATCCCGCCGACGCAGATCGCGGACAACGAGTGCACGGCGATCTACAACATGTTCATGGACCGCACCAGCGGCAGGCTGCGGACGAGATACCCCATCATCAAGTACTCCAACACCGCTGCCCCGGGCATAGTGTACAACATGCACTACTGGAAGGGGAAGTGGATACTGGCCACGACGGACAGGAAGATCTACTACCTGGACTCTAGCAAGGACCCGCAGCCTCTGGGGGAACTCAACGGCTCCTCCCGCCCCTGCTTCTGCCCGTTCAACGACAAGCTGATCGTGGCTTCTGGTGCTCTTCTGCAGTACATCTCCATCTCCGGCACCACGCCGCAGGCCATAGCGAACGTGACCGGGGCCCCCAAGGCGTCGTACGTGTTCCAGCAGGTGAGCCGCCTGGTGACCTCCGGGGACGAGGACAACGTGGACCGGCTGCAGCAGTGTAACTACTTCGACGACTCGATATGGACCGCGACCGACTATGGCGACGTGGGATACCTGGACGACACCAGCGTCGTTGGCATCCTGGAGGCCTTCGAGGGGACATTTATAATATTCAAGCGGGGCTATGGCGGGCTGAAGACGTACTACGCCACCTCGCTGGACTACGATACCCCTCTTCACAAGCTCGCTGCTGACGGTCACTCGGTGCGGTCCCACGCCGGAGCCGTCCACGTGCTTGGCCGCGTCTTCGTCATGGAGGAGCACTGCGTGTCCGCCCTGGTGGGCACCGACACGTACGGCAATATCCTGTACGACCAGAACCCGGGGCTGAAGCTGTCCAATGCGTTCGACGCGTCGGTGGACTGCTTCGGCACACACTACCCGCGCGATGCCCAGATCTGGTTCGTCCCGGACCCGAAGAACAGCTCGATGTTCGTGTACCATTACCATCTGAACGCGTGGACGAGGTTCACCTTCGGGTCCCGCAAGGTCTACTGCGCGTACTACGACCCGGTAGGCGACTACATGTACCTCGGGTGCGACGACGGGTACATCTACAAGTACGACTACACCTCCATGGCCTATGCGGACACGTCCGGGGCGTACACCTCCAGGCTCACCACGAAGATGTTCGCCAAGGGCGTCCGGGAGATGGTGCTGAAGTCCCCGCGCCTGATATGGACCACCCTGGCAGCTGGCAGCGGGACCCTGAAGGTCAACACGGACTACGGGCAGACCGCTACGACTTGGGGGACGCTGACCACTTCCGCGCCTCAGATGTATGTGTACAACACACAGGACGCGGCGATTACGGACCTGGCCACCTACACCGAGGTGGACACGCCGGGAGTGCTCACGGGCGCCAGCAGCACCATCACGGCCGCTGCGTGCCTGGGCACGACGGAGTCCTACGTGTACTACGACTACACCGCGACGCCGTTCAGTGGAGACTTCAGCGTGCGGTTCTCCGTCAACATGAATGCCGCGTCCGTGAACAACAGCGTCGTGTACGCCTGGGGCCTGTCGAACTACGTGGACGACCTGTATGCCTCGGCCATTACCAATAAGTATGCGACATATTACGTGAAGCTGACCGCGGTGGCCGATACCGGGGTGGTGATCAGCGGGGACTACGTGTCCGTCGGTGGCTCCCCGTCGGACCAGCTGTGGTATATCGGCTCTGAGGCGACAGAGTACGTCGTAGAGATGATCCGGGACTACTCTGCCAGCACCCTGACCATGAACGTGTACAACAGCACGATGGCCACGAGGTACTACAGCCAGTCGATCGCCTGTGGGGCAGAGACGATGAACTACATGTACGCGTTCTCCTCCTACAAGTCCGGCTCCACCTACTCCTGGTCCGGCACGGTAGGCAGCGTGTACACCAGCATAGGGATGACACCGGTGTATGTGTACGACACCAGAGCAGGCGGAAACGACGAGATGTATGTCTGGCCCGAGACGCTGTACGAGGAGAAGAAGGGGGACTACAACCAGCCGACGGAGTCGTTCCAGTTCGACATCGCGTTGACCAGCGGGGCCTTCATGGTGGAGCGCCTCGTGGCGGAGATATCATCAAGCAGGAGGGCATAGCATGGCATTCACCAAAGCGAACAGCCTCACGATCACCTCCGGTGCCCCGAGCGGGAACACGATCTACGAGGCCATCAATTACACGGATTTGAACATAGACGGGGTCATCACGGACCTGAACACCATGGACAAGCGGGCCCCGGAGTACAACATCATCTGGGTCCCTGCGACGGCCATGACCGCGCTGACCACTGCGGGCGCGGAGGGGGGGAGTACGGAGTACGCCACCAGCGACGACGTGTTGCTCAATTACTACGCCTTCGACACGACGCCGGAGGAGTACGTTGGCTTCAGCATCACCATGCCGGAGAACTGGGACCGCAGCACGCTGAAGGCGAAGTTCTACTGGGCCCCGGGCAGCTCGGCCTGCTCTGCGGGCAACACCGTGGAGTGGCAGATCCAGGCGATATCCCTGTCCAACGACGACAACATCGACACGACGGAGTTCACGGACACGGGAGAGGTGATCTCGGACGTGGTGCTCACGGACAAGAACCTGGAGATGCACGTGACATCGGCTACCCCTGCGGTCACCGTCAACGGCACCCCGGGGCTGGGGGACCTGGTCTACTTCAAGATCTCCCGCAACACAGGGGGCACGGACGACATGGGATACGACGCGTGGCTGTTCGGCGTGGCGATACAGTACCGCATGACGAACACGGTCGTAGCGTGGTAGAGGAAGGGAGCAGTCTATGGGCGTAGGATCCATCAATGTCTGGGGCGATGCGGGGAGGTTCAACACCCTGAAGAAGGGAGCGAACTGCAAGCTGCTGGTGCATTCCGACGCGGCGGATGCGAGCACGACATTCGCCGACTCTGTTGGCACCCACAGCCCAGGGAACGGTGGCACCAATGCCCAGCACGACACGGCACAGTACGTGTCGCACCTCGGGAAGTCCAGCATCCTGTTCGACGGGAACGGGGACTATATTACGATAAATGACCACGCGGACTGGGACTTCGGCACGGGCAACCTGACCATAGAGTTCTGGGTGCGGTTCAGCGCGGTCACGGGCATCCACACGTTCTACTACCAGGCCGGGGCCAACGACGACCGCGTCTGGTTCTTCGTGGACCACGACCTGGACAAGATCTGCCTGCAGGTGGTGAGCGGCAGCGTCAGCCTGATCAACGAGTACGGCACATGGGCCCCGGCAGTGAGCACCTGGTACCACGTGGCCCTCATCCGGGGCTGGGGCGGGGTGGCCACCGCCTGGGCCATATGCGTCAACGGCACTGCGGTGCACACGTTCACGGCGGACGTGACGATGCCGAACCTGAATGGGGCGGCCAGATTCGGCGGCGGGCTGGCGACCACGGACGTGTACGACTTCAGCAGCAGTGCGCACGCGGCAACTATTGGTAGTGACACGGCTATGAGCGCGGTTGCCTACAAGTTCGGGACAAAGGCGCTGAGATTTGACGGCACCGACGACGACATCAGCTTTGCGGATAGCGCGGACTGGGAGCTGTCCTCCAGCACCAACTACACCATAGACTTTTGGGTGTTGTTCGATGATCACGCGGGTACCGAGTACTTGGTGATCCAGTATGAAGGGGCTGGAGAGTGGTGGGGAATATACCACGTGCACACGTCCGGTCTGGTCTTTAGGCAGTATCACGTGGACGGAGGCCCGATCATCATAGACACGGGATTCGCTGGGGAAATAGACGACAGCGACTGGCACCACATAGCTTTGTGCAAGGTGGGAAATTACTACGGATTGTACAAGGACGGGACGCGGATAGCATCCACCACCGACACCAGCACGGACACGCTGACAGGCAGCCTCACTTTCGGGTCTAATGGGAATGGAGTATCGTATTTCGATGGGTCCATGGACGAGATTCGCATCAGCGCATCCAACGTGTTTTCGGTTACAGCTGATACAGTCTCGTTCTCGGTACCCACAGGCGGGTCGGTGCCGGACGCCAACACGAAGCTGCTGCTGCGCACGGACAACTACGACCTGGCCGGCTGGATGACGGAGATCCGGGTCGTGAAGGGCACGGCGGTGTGGACTGGTACGTTCAAGACGGCGATAGGAAGGTACGTATAGGAGACAGACTATGAAGATATACAACAGGGTAGTGATCGACATCGACTCAGGCAGGATAGAGGACGAGGACTACTACGAGTACGACGGGCCGGTGGCGCAGTGCTACGGCATGGGTACGGCAGGGGACTCTAGTGGAGGATATCTTGGGGACAGCGCTGCGGGTCCTGGTTACCCAGACTATAGCTGGAACGGATGGGCCGACCCCAGGACATCGCTTGCTCCTCCTCCGACCGTGGGCGCGCCCGCCTACGCCACTGCGGCACCGACGCTGAACTACCCCACGCCTAATGAGATGTACAATACCATAGCCGGCCTGCCTGCGAACCAGGCGCAGTGGGCCCTGCTGCAGCAAATGCAGGCCCAAGGGCTCCCGTACGGCAACGAGATCTACAACATGATCCAGAGCAACGTCGCTGCCGGCCTGCCCTATGCAGGTAACGCAGAGACGGCGCTGGCCAACATGAAAGGCACCGGGACGAATCTTACTAACTTCATTACCGGCCTGCAGAATGGCTTGGGCTCGCTGGGCGGCGGCGGAGGATTGGAGTTCTACGGAGGCCCTCTGAAAGAGTACCTGGATTCTATCAAGGCCAAGGGTCTGGAGTACGCCCCGCAGCAGGAGGCGATCCTCAACGCGATGTCCGACATGGGGGCGTTCCGCGGCGCGGTGCTGCCTGAGGTCCAGGCCGTCATGCGGGCACTGGGCCGCACCGGGTACGCCAGCGGCAGCGCGGCGGACAGGGGCATAACGGACACGATGGGGAGCCTGTACAACAAGTGGCAGTGGAACGCCCTCACCGGGTGGCAGACTCTGGGCCAGCAGATGCAGAACTTCCAGAACAACCTCACGACCGGATACAGCAACTATGGCACGATAGGCAACCAGTACGGGGCGAACCAGGTCGGGATGGCCAATGTCGGGGCGAAGCTGCGGGGGGACCAGCTGCAGGCGATCACAAGCGCGTACAATATTCTTAGCCCCCTGCAGGGGAATATAGCTACGGGCTGGCAGAACCTGGGCACGGCCGCAGGGAACTACAACCAGGGGAACATAAACAATCTCGGGCAGCTGGGCACTGCTACGGCGAACTGGAACACGAACCTGTTCAACAACTATGGTAACTACGGGACCGGCATAAGCAACCAGATGCCCAATTGGTACGCTCCGTACGACAAGATGCTGGGGTACACAACCGCATGAAAATGGAAGACATCAAAGGACTGAAGAGGATCTACGAGTACCGCAGCAGGTACCAGCTGATCCAAGTGTGGGAGGACGCCCAAGGCCTCGGGCGCATCCTCACGCTCGACGGGATAGTCCAGCTCACCACCTACGACCAGCACCGGTACCACGAGTGCCTGGGCATCATCCCGTACATGTTCACCCAGCACGCCCGCCGCGTGGCTGTACTCGGCGGCGGCGACGGCTACCTCGCCCGGCTGCTGCTGGCCGTGTTTCCCATAGAGAAGCTGACTCTGGTGGAGCTTGATCCGGATGTGGTGGAAACCGCGCGGACTTTCTTGGACTTTCCTGACGATAGTCGGCTGGACATCGTTCACGCCGACGCGGCCGACTGGGTAAGGGGAGACGTCGCGGAGCAGGATACGGCCGGGGAATATGAGCTTATCATTGCCGATTATACTGACCCGACTGCCCCTTACTCGGTTGGCTTGTATACTGTAGAACATTTCGAGGAAATTCGCAAGGGGAAACTGGCCAAAGACGGCGTGTTCGCCACGCAGATGGTGTCCCCGTACGTCCAGCCCAAGGCCGCAGGGTGCCTGGTCCGGACGATGTCGGCGGCGTTCCCGAAGTACGCCGTGTTCCCCTACAAGGTCCACCTGCCCCTGCACACGCCGCCGTCCCAGAACGGTTTCTGCCTGGCGACCCCCCGGCCCGTGCAGATGCAGGTGCCCCCGGGGCTGGCGTACCTGAACCCCAACACGGCGCAGTCGGTGTTCTGGTTCGGCAACGACGAGATGTACGACCTGTCGCACCTGGAGGCCAGCACGAGGAAGAACCTGCAGTACGCGTATTTCTTCAAATCCCCATACCAACGGGAGATAGACGAGTGGGAGCTCCATGAAAATAAAGCGGATAGCGACAATGAAGACGTTCCGGCAGTACGAAAAGGTGCTGCTGGAGAGCCTGATCCCGAAGTATATCGCCAAGTCGGGTGACCACGACAGCCCGCAGGACATCCTGGCCCAGGTCAGGCGGGAGTGCCACAACCCGTTCAAGCTGTCCTGCATGGTGCTGAACGACGACAACTCCCCGGTGGGGTTCATCATCGCGTCCCTGTACATCCTCCCGACCGGCAAGAGGATCGTGATCGACCACGCGTACACTCCGAACAGCGGCATCACGCCCAAGATCTACTCCATGATCGAGGAGAAGCTGGGGACGGAGGACATCTGGTGGATCACGTACCGGGATCCCTCAGCGTGGATCAAGCTGTTCAAGAAGCATGGGAAGGAGATCAAGCTACAGGGGTATTTGGTGAGGAGAGTCACCGATGCGGAGAAGCTGGAGAAGGAGACGATGGACGCGAGGTGCAGAGAGGAGGAGATGTAGAGATGGGAAAGATCTATAACAAAATAGTGATAGACATCGCGACCGGGAAGGTGGAAGAGGAGGACTCCTACGAGTACTCCGGCCCGGTAGCCCGGTGCTGGGCGGCGGCGGCTCCGTACATCGCCATGGGTGCGGCCACCCTGCTGGGGGCTATGACCCAGGACGACGGGGACAGCAAGTCCGGGGGCCGCCCGATGTACACGATGCAGAACATCCCGTCCGATATCCAAGAGCGGCTGCTCGGGCAGATCCGCAGCATGCCCACGGGGATGAACGTCAACTTCGGCGGACAGACATTTCCCGGCATGTACGGGCCGCAGATGCGGGCGCTCAACACGCTGTATTCCCCGCACGGGGCGATACCGAACCAGCCCGTGCAGCCCAGTGCGCTGTCGGCAGGGATGATAGCCTCTGCGCCCCTCATGTGGAGGGCGGCGAACCAGGTGCAGCAGCAGCAGCCGATGTATTACCCGAGCTCAGGATACGGGTACAACGACCCGAGCACCTGGGGCGGTGCGGATTACTTAGGAGGATAGGAGGACACTCTCATGGGAATCTTCGACAACGTCGACATGCAGCAGCTACTGCCTGTAGCGCTCTCGGCCTTCGCCGGGGCATCCGACCCCAGGTCCGCAGGAGCGCTGGGCGACTCTGGCTGGAAAGCGGTGCAGAGCTATATGCAGCAGCAGGAGATGGACCGCAGGAAGCAGGAGTTTATGGAGAGGCAGAAGCAGGTGGACAAGGAGATGTCCCTGCGGGAGAGGCAGGTGAAGATCTCCGAGGCGGAGGAGACGCGGAGGCAGGAGGGGCAGCTGGACGAGGACATCATGTCTGAGTCAGTAGGCCCGCTGCTGGAGGAGTACGAGAAGACAGGGAATGTTCCCAGCGCGTCCCAGGCCTTCAGCAAATACAAAGAATTAGCCACCAGCCGGGGGAGAAAGCCTGACGCGGCCACGTTCATGAAGTACTATAACAGTGCTCACACCCTGATGGGCGATGACGGATCCGCACTGGTGCGCATGAACCCTAAAGGCGGGTGGGACCTGTATGACAGGAAAACCGGGCAAAGGTGGGATTTCGCCAACAGGTCCATAGACCCAGGCAAGATGAAGTGGCTCTTCGATGACGCGAACGCCTTGGACAGGGCTGCCGAGGGGCTGAAGAACCAAGCTGAAGAGGCTCCGGACGAGAAAAGCAGGAAGGGACTGTTGAACGCTGCCTCGGGATTCAGCAACAGGGCGACCGAGCTGAGGAAGGGTCAGGAGAAGATAGACTACCAGGCCCTGTCGCACGCGGAGAAGAACCTGACGCTCCGTCACGGCTTGGAAGAGAAGCGGATGAAGCAGCAGTTCGGAGAGAAGGATAAGATGGGATTCTACCCCGGGGGTCCTGCTAACGAGACGGAGGAGCAGGCCAGGGAACGCACCAGGGTGATTGATGAGGGATACGACAATATGTACAAGAGGCACAGCGAGGAAGTCTTGGGCCTCAGCGTGGCCAAGGTGAACAGCCCGAAAGGACAGAGGGAGATAGTCAAGAAGCTGAAGGATAAGGATGAGTTAGACGCGCCGTACCGGGTCATGGGCCAGGACCGGATTCTGTACGAAGGGCTACTGCGAAAGTTCCTCCCAATGAATATTCCCAGGGAGCAGAAGATTGCCATGGCCAGGGTGGGAGTGGAGCAGATGAGGGGGGTTATAGGGAGAGAGGCGGAGGAGCTGAAGAAGGAGAGGAAGCCTGTGTCGGTTAAGCCGGAGCGGGAGCAGGGAGAGGAAGGGCCCAGGCCAGTGTCGGTGCCGCGCGCTCCAGGAGGCCGGCTAATGGCAGGGCCTGGAGTAGGAATGGCCCCCCCGAACGCAACAGGTCACATCCCTTACAAGCAGTGGATTGAGCCGACCAAGCAGGCGGAGGAGCGAAGGAGGCTGGAGTATGGGATACGACGAGCGAGGATGAGAAAGGACGAAGCTACAGCCAGGAGATTGGAGGAGGAGCTTGCTAAGCTGTCCGAGTAGGCAAGGAGAAAGCGCTGATGCTCAGTATTGAGGAGTCTATACTCGGCCCGGCCCCGGGGACTGAAGACGAGGACGAGGTCGAGCAGATCAAGTCGATGATCGCCGCGGCAGAGAGATCCCGTGGCGATTATCACGTTGAGAGCCCGTCGAAGGGGTATGGGAAATACCAGATCACCAAGGACTCGACGTGGAAGGACTGGTCCACGCGCCACTTCGGCGAGGAGAAGGACATCACCGTCCCGCAGAACCAGGAAGACGTGATGGGTGCCCAGATCCGGGAGTGGAAGCGCAAGGGGTACACGCCTGCCCAGATGCTGAGGGAGCACAACAGTGGGCAGCCGAATGAGCCGAGGAAGGGAGTAAACAAGTACGGGGAGCCGTATGACACGGAGGAGTACGTAGCCCGCGGGCTGAAGTCCGGAGGGATGTCGCAGGATGTACAGCCCGAGCAGGGGGATGAAGACCTGAGCATAGAGGAGAGGATTCTTGGTCCTCGACCGCAGGCACGGGCAGGTCGGGTAGACTATGTCGAGGCGGCTAAGGCCAGAGTACGGGCCTTGGAAGCGAGAGCACCACAGCAAAAAGAGCCGGAGAAGAGCAAGCTCTCAGGCGGCCTCTGGTCCTTTGCCAAGTCCGCCGGGCTGGGCTTTGCCCGCGGCGTCACGACTGGTGTCCCGGGCCTGGGCGGCTCCATGATGGAGTTCTTCGGGGATGTCCTGGGAGCCGAGGAGCTCGCCGGTGTGGGCAAGGGCATATCCGACTGGGCGGAGAAGAAGGGCGACGAGTGGTACGGCAAAGCCCCTGAGGAGACCCTGGACTGGATAGCCTACAAAGGGGCTGAGATGTTCGGCCCGTCGGCCATACCCGGCGGCGCCATAAAGCTGGGTCTGAGATCCTTGATGGGCATAGGTGGCCTGGTGAAAGACGCGAGGGCGGTTGGCGAGGTTGCGACGGCGCTGAAGGCCGCAGGCAGTGTAGAAGAGGCTGCAGCCAAGGCGAAAGAGGCGGCGGCGCTGCTGGACCAGGCGAAGAAAGCTGCCAAGATGGCTAACAGAATCGGCGACTTCTCCGTTGCCTCCGCCTTCGGCATGCAGCAGTACGAGAACACCAAGGCGCTGGCCTTGGAGGCTGCGGATCAGCTGGAGAAAGATGGGAAGATGGTGGAAGCCGAGATCATGCGGTCCAAGGCGTACGGCACTGCCCCGGCGCTGACCGGCATCATCGAGGCGATAGGCGAATACTTCGGGTCCAAGTACCTGGGCAAACTCATGGGCTTGGACGAGGCGGCCGTGGCTGGCCGGGCCGGCAAGCAGAAGCTGATGGATTTCTTCAAGACCCTGGGAGTCGAGATAGGTACGGAAGTGGGGCAGGCTGGCGGGCAGGCGGCCGTGGAGAAGTACTCGGGCATACGCCCGACAGCGGATATCCTCAGAGAGGCTCTCAGCGTCATAGGACCGACAGCGTTCCTGACCATCATAACGGGTGGCTTTGCCGCGGGTGCGTCCAAAGGAGCCACGTCGGCACTGGGCCTCACCAAGGAGGAAGCCGAGAAGCGCAAGAAAGAGGTAGAGGAGGAGCTCGACATCGAGGAGCTCGAGGCGGAGGCTGAGAAGGCCACGCCATGGACCAGGGAGATGGCGGACCAGTGGGTCACGACCAGGAACGAGAAGCTGGCCAAGCATGGGATAACGGTAAAGCCAGGGACTATAGGCGAGGACGGCATACTCCATGTCCCCGCCGAGATGTCCAGGCCCATATCCGAGAAGGACAAGGCGTGGGACGAGATAGACGCGAGGCTGGGGACGGGAGCGGATACGGATGAGAATACCGGGGAGGTGATAGGGGAGGACCCGCTGGGCAGGCAGATAAGGGTATTGTTCGTAGAGAAGTTCGAGAAGAAGCAGCCGAAGGGGGCGCTGGGGAAGGTGCTGGAAGGGGAGATAGAGGTGGAGGCCCCGGCGAAGGAGCAGGAGAAAGTAGTAGAGGAGCCTGTAGCCAAGGCCCCAGAGCCGGTGGCCAAGCCCGAGGCGAAGGCGGTCCAGCCCGAGATCGAGGCGGCGTTGACCGCGGCAGGAATGGATGTCGCCAAAGCGCCGGAGCTGACCAGGCTGGTGGAGTCCGGGGAATATACCCTGGAGCAGGTGAAGGAGGGGATAGAGAAGAGGAAGAAGGTGGTCCCGGCAGCGGTCGTACCGGAGAAAGAGCCGGCGGCGAAGGAGCCCGTTGCCAAGGCCCCGGTCGCCAAGGCCCCGGTCGCCAAGGCCACTGAGCCCACCGGCATCGACGAGGAGATCGCCCGCCTCGAGGACGAGATGTGGAGGAAGGCCACCATCCCCGAGGACGTCAGACTTCTCGAGGAGCAGATAGACGACAGGGTAGACGAGCTGAGGAAGGCCAAGGTCCCCCTGGCCAAGATCGAAGAGGACAAGGCCCTGATGAAGCTGCGCGTCGCCCACGCCGAGGCGGTGAGGAAGCGACAGGGCGTGAAGACCAAGGCGGAGACTATAGCCGAGAAGCACATGATGGCCTTGGAGAAGGCCGAGAAGGAGAACGTGGAGGCCAGGCTGGCCAGGCAAGCGGAGATGCTGACGCCTATAGAGGGCGGGCCCAGGGCAGGGGAGGACGCCAAGCAGTTCGAGGCCAGGAAACAGGACAGGCTGAACTACATCGCGAGAGTCCGGGCCCAGCAGGAGAAGGACTCCTCCGCTGCCGCAGAGGGCAAGCGCGACATGGAGCTGGCGGATCGGGAGAAGGAAGCGTTCGCCACTGCGCTGAAGGCCAAGGATGAGAAGGCGCTGATGGCGACGTTGGCCAGGCGCTATGCGAAGTACGCCGACCCGGATGAGATAGCCGATATGGCCAAGGCGATGGTGGACCAGGACTACCGGGACCAGCTGCTGGTCTGGGGGATGGAGGACGAGGGAGAGAGGAGGGCAGAGGAGGCATACAGGAAGGGGACCGTCGAGGAGCAGCTGGCCACGTCCGCAGCGGCCAAGGCCAAGAAGGCGGCGCAGCGGGCGGACTACGCGGCCCAGACGGGTACGACCATGGGCAGGCCGGTCGAGCGGAAGTACCTGAAACACTTCGGCAATAAGACAGTGTTCGACCGGTTCATGGAAGTGCGTGCGATCTCCGGGCTAGATGCCGCCTGGGACGCGCTGCCCCTGATCAAGGAGCAGGTCGCCAAGGAGAACGCGGGCAAGGCCGAGGTGGCCAAGGAGAAGGTGAAGGCCGCGCCGCCGAAGCAGAAGAAGGTGGCCGAGAAGCCCCCGGCCCCGGACGTGTTCTACAACTCCTTCATAGGCAAGACCAAGGATGAGATCTACAACGTCTTCAGGGACAAGAACGTCACCGTCAAGCGGGTCAGGGAACTGGCCAAGTACATGGGCATCACCGGCTACGCCAAGGGCAAGCGGGAGGACCTGGTACGCAAGATCGCGATGCAGGGGTTCACCGAGAAGGGGCCGGTCAAGGTAGTAAAGGAGAAGAAGACCAAGGACCAGGAGAGGCTGGAGGCGATCGTCAGTGGAGAGCAGATAGAGGCGGTAGCCAAGGGTGAGACCCCCGCGCCGGTAGCAGTGGAGGAGCCGGCCGTAGAGGAGTACGCCGGGGTCACGGACGCGGAAGCGAACGCGATGAACGAGAGCATCCGGGACCGCGCGCGTGCCATAGAGATCCTGAGGCAGGACAGCTCTCTCACCATGCTGGAGGCGCTGGGCCAGGCGAAGGCGGAGAGGCTGGCGGGGGTGAAGAAGATATACGAGGAGCGGGCGTCTACGCCGATAGAGGTCCCCAAAGGCACGGCGGACCTGCAGAAGCGCTTCTCCGAGGCCATGGTCCGCGGGACCGTGGCCATGTCCGGCAAGATCAGCTACAACGACAAGATGGTGGACCCGGAGGACTGGGTCGTAGCACAGAAGACACAGGCGGCAGAGAGGAATATAGAGGACCGAAACGCGAGGATCAGAGTCCTCGAGGGGCTGATCCGGACCAAGCGCGGGTCGGATGCCAAGGAGCTGGAGAAGGTGTCCTACGGGCTGCCCTGGAAGACCGCGCAGGAGGGGATAGCAGATCTCCAAGCCATGGTCGCCAACGCGAAGCAGTACGTGGCGGATCTGAAGACCGCGAACGAGTACTGGAAGGCCAAGCAGCCGAAGGAGGCGGGCGCCGCAGCCGCAGCGGCCCGCAAGGCGCCGTACGTAGAGACGAGGGGAATACTCAGTGGCCGAGAGGCGGCGGACTTGGAGGAGCAGGGCAGGCTCCGGCTCGACTTCGACAAGGTCGAGGTGGAGACCACGAACCCGTTCACCAAGAAGACCACCACCAAGACTGTGTACGAATTCCTCGGCCGCAAGTGGGGCAGGGACCCGAACGTGTTCTTGGTGGAGGAGGCGGGGAAGTACCAGGGCAGGTTCATGCGGATGCTGACCCCGGGCGAGTGGCTGGTCACCAAGGAGGCGGAGAAGGAGAAGAGGAAAGGTACCAAGGAGAAGGAGGCGAAAGTCGCCGCACCGAAGACCCTGGAGGACATGGAAATCCCCGCCGCTGCCGGCGGTGCGCCCACTATCCGCCTGCTGCCCTTCTCCGCTGTCGAGAACGAGCTCATCCCCGTGTTCAACCGCGCCGTCATCAGCCCCAAGACCGGGAGAGTCGAGGTCTCTGCCAAGGGCAGCCTCCGCGGGACCAAGAACGCGGTCGTGATAGAGACGACTATGTCCCCCGGCTCCGAGGAATGGCTCATAGGCGCGAGGAAGTTCCTCAGATACCCCGAGTCCGGCACGGTGCGCACGGTCGTGGTCAAGGACGAGAAAGGCGTGCTGCGCCGGGACAACAGCGGGAAGTACGACAACCCGCAGGATACGACAGGCGGCGGCTTGGCCCTGTCCGGGCGCATGCCCCCGGGGTCTACAGTCTACGTCATGGACAAGTTCCGCTCCGGCAAGCCTTGGGTGTGGATCTACCGTGTCGGTCCCATCGAGCCGGTGGGCAAGAGGACCAAGACCCTGGCCGCGGTGACACCGGCACAGCTGAAGGCCGGGCCGACCGTCGCCGAGGTCGCCAGGACTGTCCCGGAAGCACGCTTCAAGGGCAAGGACCTGACCCCCGTGCCCAAGGGGATGAAGGTGAAGCAGATCCCCATGCGCGAAGTGGGCATGACCCCGGAGGAGCGCTACGACAGGGCCCAGTGGGAGGCGGAGGAGCGGGTCCTCACCGTCATCGGCATCGAGGAGCAGCATACGATAGAGAGCGTCGGCGGTCTCCTGAAGCAGATCTACGGGGAGATGGCCACCATCGCCCCGGCGCTGAGGAAGGACGAGGAGGCGAAGAGCACCGGGGTCAAAGAGGACAAGCTGGACCCGGAGACCAAGAGGCGGTACAAGCGCTACGAGGCGAGGTATACCCACGCGATCAACTATCTCGAGAACCGGCTGGACAAGCTCCAGGGCAAGACCCCCAGGCATGGAGTGCTCACCGCCATGAACCGGCTGCTCGCCCCGGACGTGGCCAACGTGCCGGTGTACATCAGCATCCCCGTCGAGGGCCTGCGCAAGGATCTCCGCGCCAAGTACCCCCGGGGCACGGACACGGAGCAGCTGATGAACCGCGGGGACAGGTTCGCCATCACCAAGCCCATGGGAGCGGTGGACCTGCGCAAGACCGTGAAGTTCAACCGGGTCGAGGGTGTCTGGCAGGCGGTCGAGGCGCGCAAGGACCTGGATCTCCGCAGCCCCGAGGGCAGGGCGGAGTGGGAAGCGCTCGAGGGCCTGGACCTGGGCTACGTGGAGCGTACCCCCGCGCTGCAGAGGCAGGTGTTCGCCCCAAATGCAGTGCAAACCATATTCAGAAAGGTAGGTGTGCCGGATGAAGAAGGAGAAGGAGGAGGGGAGCTGGCCGCAGAGGGATATGCTGAAGGTAGATCCGAAGCTGCTCAAGAGCAAATCGTTCCGGGCGCTGGCGGACCTGGACGAGCCGCAGCCGAGCAAGGCGGTGCTGCAGGCGTCGGCGGACCTGCGCAAGCGGGCCAGGCGTATCAGCCAGTTTCTGGCGAAGCTGGGGTCCACGCCGCAGCAAGAGCCGCTGCTTTCGCAAAGGATGCTAAGGGCGAGCGAGGAGGAGCTCACTTCGTTGGAAGGGAAACTTTTAAAGGCGAACACCAGGTCAAAATAGACGGGGTGATACGGAACACGGTCTCCGGGTTCCAGCGGTTCCTGCGCACGATGAGAAACGCCTACGGTGGCACCGGGCTCGTCGTGATCCACGCGAACGAGGAGGTGCTGGAAGGATCGTCTTTTGAGGACATCATCTGGCTCAACGACGTTGTCGCGTCCAGCATAGACAACGGCAGGTTCATCGTCATAGGCCATAGAGCGGTGGGCCGGGTCACACCGTCCATCTTCCACCACGAGGGGACTCACGTGGCGCACAGGAACGGGTACATAGACGAGTCCACCATCAAATCCATCAATGCTCAGGCGGTGAAGAACGCCAAACAGGTCATGGCCGAAGCCCAGAGGGTCGTGCGCAGCGGGGTCGGGAAGCTGTACAACGCGGCCAGCTACTTGGTGAACAGGATGGAGGAGATAAGAACGGGAACCGGCATAGAGGACAGGCTCGAGCTGGTTGGGAACAGGCACCCGAAGTTTGCCTCCATCATAGACCTGTCCAACGCGGGGGATCGCATGAGCCTGGAAGCCGAGTACGATAATTCGTACTGGCCCAACGAGAACACCGCCCGCGAGATGGCGGCCCTCTTCCGGGCGGCGGATGTCGTCGTCGACACGTCAGACATGACTACGGCGTACAGCGCCATGATGGAGTATCTCCACGCAGCCCTGGCCACAGAGGCCAAGGTTTCTCTCGACGATGTGGTCCTGAACCACGGGGACCTGCAGGGGGAACTCCTCGCCGACCACGTGGCCAGCAACCCGGTCCTGGCTGATCGCCTGTTCGACAGCATAGCGGAGAGGCAGGAGCGCGAGGCGTCCAAGATCCCAGCCGCCCCCGGGCCGCAGGTGCGCAAGACGGACATGATGACGGTCCAGCAGACGACCGGCCCCCCGGGCCAGCCGACCACCAACATCTCACAGCCCCCCACGAACCCGAACAACATCGTCCGCCTCCGCGCGATGGAGATGCCGGAGACGGTGCGATTCATGAAGCAGGCAATGGGCGGATCCCTCGACAATCTCAGCCTGCTCCCCGACCTGACCACCAAGTACGGGGAGAAGGGGAGATTCAACACCAAGACCGGCAAGCTGAAGCTGTCCAGCAAGATCTTCCAGAGCGAGGACGAGGCACTGTCCGTCATAGCCCAGCAGATCGGCCGCATCGTCGACTGGATGGACGAGCACCTGATCGGTCCGGCGAGGGGCAATATCCTCGGGCGCATCGCCAAGCTGAAGAAGTTCATGAAGAAGCACTTCCACGACCTGGCCAGCGCGCCGGAGATCACGGACGAGCTGAAGCAGGTGAGCCAGACCCTGATACCCTTCGACGAGGACAATGTCGACCCCGCCTACCGCCGCCACCGCTATTCGTCCAGGGAGCTGTACTCCGACGCGGTCAGCATGCTGGTGCAGGACCCGGGACTGCTGCAGAAGATCGCCCCGAAGTTCTACGCCGGGTTCTTCGAGTACCTGCACAAGATGCCCAAGGTCATGAACATCTACAACAACATCCAGGCGGACCTGTCTGACCCGGTGAAGCTGAACCAGGCGCGGCTGGAGCTGACCCGCAAGGGGTTCCAGGACACCAAAGCGAAGTTCGACAAGGAGGTGGAGGAGGAGAAGCTGTCGCAGAAAGCCTGGTGGCGGGTCCGGGCCCAGGACTTCTACTTCCACTTCATCGACAAGAACCAGCGCACGATCACGGCCATCAAGGGCCTGCGCAAGATGGGGATCACGCTGGACCCGGAGAGGGACCCGCTGTACTGGCTGTCCGAGGCGCCGTATGTGGACAACCTGATGGCGCGGTACCAGTACCACGTGAACGACCAGGTCATCAAGGTCATGGTGGAGAAGGGCATCGACAAGGACGACTTCGACGCGTACCTGAAGTACGGCCGCGTCATCGAGTACCAGCTCAAGGGGCAGGCGTTCCCAGGCGGGTACCGGCTGAAGACCGCGACGGACCAGTACGAGGCGCTGAAGGGCAAGGTCGGGTCTGAGAAGTTCCACGCGATGGGGGAGCTGAAGGAGAAGCTCTTCGAGATGAGGCAGAAGTACGTCACCCCCCACGTGGAGAAGTCCGAGATCCTGAGCGACGAGAACCTGAGGCTGATGAAGACGAACAAGGACTACGTGCACTTCATCGGCGCGAAGCACATAGACCAGTTGTTCACCGACCAGGGGATATTCAAGGGCCTGCGCCCGCAGGTGTACCAGACCACGGGCAACCTCGACGACGACCTCCTGAGCCCGTTCCTCGCCACGGTCCTGAAGGACATGGCATTGATCCGTGCGACGCACCAGAAGATGGCGGTGAAGACCACCGTCGCTGCCCTCCGCGCCTTCTGGGGCGACGAGGAAGTGAAGGACGCGAAGCACGGGCGCGGCGGGATGCTGGAGAACGCCCCGACCGGGTTCGAGACCATCATCATGATGCACAAGGGCGTCATCAAGGGGTTCCACGTCCGCCCAGAGGTGGCCAAGCAGTTCAAGACGGACCCGTACATGGCCCATCACATCGCCAAGACGGCGCTGTTCATATCCAATATCTCCAAGAGCATCTTCGTTCGCTACAATCCCGTCTGGATCATCCGCAACCTGCCCCGCGACATGGTGGATTCCTACAAGAAGATGCGGGGGTTCACCATCCCCGCCCTCGTCAAGGAGATGATAGCCTCCCGGGGCGTCGCGTGGGACTACGTCTTCAAGGACCTGTGGAACTCCGACGTGGACGAGATGATGGCGGGGAAGATGCTGGTGGCCGGGCGCGCCTTCGACCCGACCAGGGAGACCACCGACGCGGCAGTCAGCCGGATGAAGCAGATGCAGTACATGTACGGCAAGGACCTGAAGCAGGCGGACACGCTGAGGAAGAAGTTCTACAACGCCGTCGTGGCCCCGGTAGACAAGTTCGGGCAGTTCACGGAAGCCTGGACCAAGATCGCATCGTACCGCCTCAGCAAGAAGTACGTGGACAAGCTGAAGGCGGAGAAGGATGGTCTCGAGGCGATAGCGTCTAGGAGCAAGAGGCAGGACGACCGGCTCAAGTGGCTCAAGGACGAGCTCGGCTGGGTCGCGGCGCCGAAGAAGATGGCGTACGACATCCGCAACCGGGCAGGGACCCCGGACATCTACCGCCGCGGCAACTGGGCCTGGCTGTACAACTCCATCTTCATGTTCTCCAACGTGGGCAAGGAAGGCTGGCGGGAGCACTGGTCCGCGCTGACCGACGAGTACCGGATCCACGGCAGCAAGAACCTATTCGCCTCGGAGTATGTGTGGAAGACGATGAAGACCACGATACTGCCTAAGATGCTGGTGCTGGCAGCAGGCTTCGGCTGGCTCGGGGACTACTGGAAGAAGTTCTTCGACAACATCTCGGAGTACAACAAGAGCGTCAACATCATCATCCCCACGGGGATGACCGACAAGGGGGAGTCCACCTACCTGCGCATCGCCCCGGACTACGGCGCGCAGATGATAGGCAGCGTGTTCTACCGCATGGTGAACCTGATCTATGAGGGCCTCCACAGCGACAAGTTCCAGTACAACCCGACGGAGTGGTCCAACTTCTTCGACTTCGTGCTGGACACGAACCCGTACGGCAGCGTCCACCCGCTCCTGGGGCTGTCGCTGGAGACCCTGGACCTCCTGCGCGGGGCGAACCCGTATGATGGATTCACCAGCAAGCCGATCGTGCCCGACTACATCATGAAGACGGGGAACAGGTGGCTGATCGCCTCGACCTTCGCCGGCTACGCGGCCGAGAAGATGGGGGCTAGGATCTTGGGCAAGAACCCGGCGGGACTGTTCACCTTCCGGTCCGAGACGGTGCCGTACCAGGAGAAGGAGCTGTACACGGAGCTGTCCGAGAAAGTACCGATCCTGGGGCCCATGGCCTGGACCTACTGGCAGATCTCCGACTACGGCAAGCGCCAGAGGTACGAGTGGACCGCCACCAAGGCGGAGAACGCCGCGTCCCAGAGGGCTTACGACAGGCGGCAGGCGATCTGGCACAGCCTGGAGAAGCAGCTGGACGAGGGGAAGAAGCCGACGACCACCGCGGCGAACAGCCTCTACCGGGAGCTGGTCAGGAACGGGACGATCGACAGGGAAGAGACGTCGTGGAACAGCTTCAAGAACATGTACACCCGGTACGCCCTGAGGACGGAGAACAGCAGGGAGGTGGACATGATCGTGTTCGCCAGGACCAACAGGGAGAAGGCCGAGCTGCTGACCACGTACCAGAAGGTCATGCCCCCGGAGGAGTACAACAAGATCGTGTACCACCTCAGGAGGGAGGGGATGCTGACCTCGGACGTGATGTCCATGGTGCGCAAGCTGAGGTGGCAGAGGGAGAAAGAGGGGAGGTGATCGTATGCCGTGTGGTGGAAAGAAGAAGAAGAAGAAAGGGAGGAAATAGTATGCCGGGGAAACATCGAAAGCACACGCCGATCGTGTCTAAGGCCCAGCGCGGGCTCTTCGGAGCGGAGTACGCCAAGCGAAAGGCTGGCAAGCGGCCCAAGATCCCGAGCATCACCCGGGCGGAGCTGAAGAGCCACCTGAAAGAGTCGAGAGGCAAGAAGCTGCCCAAGAGGACCAGGGCAAAGGGGAGGTAGACATGCACGAGGTAGACGGGGGGAAGACCATCCGCATCATCCTGATCAACTGCGCCTGCGGGCGCCTGTCCGACCCGTGGTTCACCGAGGCGATCATCCAGGCCATGTGCAGCGTGCTGGGGGTGACACCGGTCGGGGAGCCGTTCACCCGGTCCATTCCCCCGGGGCTCAGCTGCGGCCTCGTCATCGCGGAATCACACCTGTTCATCCACACCTGGCCGGAGTCGTCGTCTGCTCGCGTCGTCATCGACTCCTGCGTGGACTTCGATCACAACGTGGCGGCGGAGTGGCTCAGGGCGGCTTACGGGGCGGAGAAGTACACGTACGCATTGGTATAACGGAGGTTGAGATTACCCTATTGGACCAGGCTCTCGTTGCGCTTATCTCGATTGCTACCGCTGTTATCATTGCTTTGATTGGTGTTGTGTACCGCTCACTTTCTCTTGGATTGGAGAAGAAAGTGGACAAGGAGCTCTATATTAAGACAATAGGAAGTATAGAGTCAGCAGTCCAAGGAATCAATGGGACAGCGACGACGCTTAAACAGGTAGTTGAAAATGTCTCAGATATTCATAAGACATTCCTGACTGTCAAAGAGCATGAGTACAAGTGTACTCTCCATGCGATGGAAATAGAGAATAAAGTGCTCAAACAGAGGGCGAAGAGACAAACAGATGAAGTATGACCTTGGCAACCTCCTGTGTATGTTCGATGAGAGCTTGGACAAGCTCATCAAGCATCTGGAGAGCGGGTATCCAGACCGTGCTCTGGTACGGGCCAAGGAGACTAAAAAGGTTATCGAAAAGCTGAAGTGCCATTGTGTGGACCAAACCTATACAGAGAGAAAGCTATGAGCCTGAGAGAGCAACAGAGCAAGTTCGTGGAGTGTATCGGCAAGCTGATCGTGTACGCCTACGAGCAGGGGTATGAGCTCACGTTCGGAGACACCTACCCAGGGAAGTTCAAGCACGCGGAGCACGGCAAGCACCCGCTGGGGCTGGCGATCGACCTCAACCTGTTCCGCGACGGGAAGTACCTGACGGACACGATGGACTGGGCACCCCTTGGCCACTACTATGAGTCTCTGGATCCACACGCCTCGTGGGGGGGCAGGTGGAACGACGGTAACCATTTATCATGGGGAGAAGGGAGGTAGAGTATGAGGTATAAACACCAAGGATTCGTGCTGCTGGCAGTGGTCGTGACTGTGCTCATGGCCTATGCCTGCACCCAGAACCTCAACATCAAGCCTGTCGCGGACATGACGCCGAAGGAGAAGTCGCTGGTGGCGATGAGGATCTACAACAGCCAGGTGGACAGCTACAAGGCCAAGATGGCCCTGCCCAACCTCAGTGCCGCGGAGAAGAAGGTGCTGCAGATAGAGTACGCCACGTTCGAGAGGACCTGGCCGGTGATCAAGGCGTATGACGACTACGTGCAGGGGATCACGGCCACCATCGACGAGGCGGTCATCACCCAGATCAACCAGTTCCTCATCAGCTACAGGTACTAACAGAGCGAAGACTAAAGGAGGTGTCGTATGGTAGACCCGATCATCATCGGAGCGGGGATAGAGGTCGTGCGCATGGCGCTGCAGGTGTACCTGACCCTGGCGGCCCAGGCGGGACTGACCGAGGAGGACATAAACAAAATGATGGCGTCGGAGAGGCCGAAGTTCTACGCGAACCGGCCTGACCTGGTGCCGAAACCGCCGGAGGACTAATCACATGACTGGAGACATCAAAGACATATTGGGAATTCTGCCCACCTGGCTGGACATGGCCAAGATCGGCGGCATCGCCGTGCTGACCCTGGCTGTGGTGCAGTACTTCAAGGCCAGCATCCCGGACGCGTACATCAAGTACTTCACCATCGCGTCAGGCATTGTGCTGGCCGTCCTCGGGGACCTATACGCCGGATCCAAGGTGATCTGGTACCAGGTGTTGATCAACGGGGTCCTCGCTGGCATCATGAGTGACCTGGGGTATGCCTTCCTCAGCAAGAGGGGCGGGGCGTTCGTGCTGCCCAGCAAGGATGACCTGAAGCCGCCAACGCCATGAACAAGCTGAAGGAATACCTGTCGACCATCGTGCTGGTGATTGCCGTGGCTGGAGGAGTGAGCGGGTCTCTCGCGTACTTCGCCAAGGCCAGCGAACTCGAGGCGCTGCGCTCCGAGGTGGTTCTCACCCAGACACGGTTGGACCAGAAGATCGTCGGGGATCAGCTGTACGAGACTCAGAAGGCGATATGGGCCTTGGAAGAGCGCAACGTGAGACACACTTCCGACTGCTCCCAGTGGCCTGATGCCAGGGACCGGGAGCAGTACAAGAAGTTGAAGGCTCAGCTGGAAGAGCTGCAGAAGAAGCAGGACAAGCTGATTAAGAAGTGAGCAGCTTCAGCACCGAGGCCAGCTTGGCGAGAGGCACGCGGACGATGGCCTCCATCGTGCTGGTGTCCACCTGCACGGGAGTGACCGGGCTGCTGGTCTTAGGCGCCGTGGCAGCTACCGCCTGCGGCTGAGGGTTAGCGCCCTTGGCCGCGGGCTTTTTATTGGCCCTCTTGCGGTAGTCCAGAAACTTAGAGTACCAGAGCTTGGACTCCGCCACCGGGTCTTCGCACACCGCCTTGAACATGATGCACTTGCCTTTCCCGCTGGTGCCCTCCTTGTCCTTCTCCACTGCCAGCTCCTCGTCCTTGAGGAACCTGCGTATGTAGGTCATCGAGGCCGAGGCGGAGTCCCTAGGCATCCCGATCGCCTTGCTCAGCATCTCCGTGTCCAGCCACTCGTTCGGGTGCTTGAAGATGTACTCGAATACCTTGTACTGGTTCGTGTTGTAAACGCTTTTTGGTTTCATAGTTTCCCCCTGTAGTCTTAGGTTTTGAGTCTTGAGTAAGTACAACGCGACCGGCCTCGTGACCGGCTTGGGCTGCCACGAGTTGTCCCATACGCCATGGGTCACCGGCCTGTGTATGCACTTGGAATACTTCCTCTCCTCCTCCTTTCTGTATTCGTCCACTACCGGTTCGTCTAGCGCGTCCGCCGCAGTGGGCAGCGGGATAACCTGCCCGTCCTTGGTAGTCAGTGTGCCTAGTACTACGCCCATACTAGTCCTCCTTTCTATTGCGACTTACTCCTTCGGCACGATGGGCATGGAGAGGATGGCGCTGTAAATGCTAGTCCACCCTCCATCAGCGTGTATAGCCGTTGTAAGCCTGTGAGCAAAATCTTCCCACTCTGCCCGTGTAGGGGTGGGGGAGGGCTGCTCAGGGTCATACTCGGCATACTTGCCATCATTCCGTTTTACTCTAGGCACCTTCTCCCCATCGCCGTGGATTAGAATGTTGATAGCACCCTGTATTACATCTGGTGTAGTTTCTTTAAAGCCTATCCAATCAGTAACCATAACAAGCCGATGAAACAAGTCGCTCTCGGTGATTGTCGGTAGTCCGATTGAGCTAATCTGATTAGTCTCATAAATTGCAAAAAGTCTCTCACTCATTCTCCACCTCCTTCGCCTTGAGTGCGGCTAGGCATATCGCCTCTTGTGCGGTGGCTTGCGGGTCAACATCAAACCACTTTCCGGTTTTGTCTTGGATATTGCAGAGCCATCTGTCATATTTTCGCTCAATAATGAATTTTCGTGATTCTATTTTCTCTACCACCATCCACGCGTACTCGATCCGGTGAATGGGGTCGAAGTAGTCAACTCCTATTTCTCCAGTTCCGAGTAGCTCGATAGTATTCCCGTCCTCCCACCAAACACCGTTTTTATGCCATCCCATTATAAGGGTTGCTATTTTACTGTTCACATCGTTCATGGTTGGACCTCCTACACCCAATTCAAATCTTTGAGCGTATGCAATATAATCCCCTTCAGTTGTTCGCCTATCTGATACTTCTTAAACGCATAATCCAATGACTGTTCAAAGGTTTGATTCGGGCTTCTTCTCGCTGCGGCTCTCCAATCGGCTATCATTTCAAGGATGTCAATGAGGTTCATTTCGTTGATACCTTCTGAGTGAAAAGCTGTGTGGTGCCTATTGTGCTTATAGTGGTGGTCAATCGCCGGTTTGATAGCATCAACACATTCCTGATACTCAGGACTTCCGTAGTTCGCTTTTTTGAACTTCGGTCGGGTTGAAACAAAAGCATCAAATTCTAATTCCTGAAGTTTGCTTCTGTCGTGTGCAAGGCCCCGCTGCCGTAGTTCTCCTACAAAGATTTCCATATTCTCTTGTACTTCTCCGATGTGCAAAAGCGTATCTGTCAAAACTTCAAATTCTGTATTCATCCCATCCTCCTTTCGCCCGCCTGGGGCGAAGTCACTCACTTTAGACAATTTGCTTTTCTCAATGCATCTAGTATGGTTATAACATGGGTTCCAGTCCCGTGTGAGTAAGATTGTCCTCCCTCTTCGGTTATATCCTCTGGAACTCCTATATCCCAATGTCTAATACACTGCCATACGGCTTCAAATTCAGGAGTGTTTATTTCGTCCATTCTTGGATCTCTCATTTCCACACCTCCTTTAATCGTGGCGGGTTCGGGTAGGCCAGGTCGCTCATCCTGCTCTGATCCCCTATCAGCCTGTAGCTACATGACCTCAAGAGGTGTGTTCATCGGATGCCCTCACTGCTACCCTACTACCGCCACGCGTGATCACACCGGTGTAAACTTCAATCCCGACGACTCGGTATACGTCGTCGCCTTGGTAAAGCACTTGACGATCGTCTCCGCTGGCAGCCCCGCCTTCAACAGCTCCTCCTTCAGCTTCCCCTGGTTCAGGCTAGATCTCTGCTGGGTGTATGCCGTGACACTGCCTACCCTCGGGTCCAGCGCGGACTCGATGCCGAGAGTATTGAGTAATACTTCTATCTGGGAGATCACGTCCTTCTTGGCCACCTCGAGGCTCTCCTCTTTAGTCTTGATGTGCGCGCGCTCGCGTATCGCGCTGCGCAGGTCCTCGACCAGCTGCTTGTCCAGCCAGCTCGCCTTGCTCAGGTCCACCTTGGCCTTAGTCCCCTCGACGGCGGACTTGAGCGCCTCTGCCTTGTTGCTTACGGGTACAGTCATCCATCTCCTCCTTATCTTTCGCTACGGCCTCTTCACCACGATCACGGACAGCTTGCCATAGCCCTGCTCCACGATCATGTTGCCGCAGTTGCCGAACCCGGCGGCGTAGGCTATGTAGTTGTAATACACCAATCCCGAGACGCCCGTGTCGACTGCCCAGTTGAGCAGCACCTTGTGGTGCATCTCCGGGGTTACGTTCTCCATCGTGGCCGGTGCGACGCGACGGCCTACTGCGTCGGTCGGCGACGTGCATCGGCTGATGTAGCGCCCAAGGCCGATGTTGAACTTGTAAGGGTTGCTGAGCTCCGCCTGCGCCAGGACGATGATCAAGTCCGTGGGCTCCGCCGTCACCGGCACGCTGTAGAGCACGGTGAAGCTGTACGCGTCGTTGACAATGGGCAGGTACCTGGTGTTCTCCAGTACATCACTGTAAGACTCTATGTTCATTGGATCTCCTCCTTGTCCTGTGTCTTCGCTCTGAGAAGCGGAGACTTATGAAGTATGCCACTATCCGCTCTATGCAATAGAGTGCCAAGGTGCCCATGCGCAGGGAGAAGTGGATCATAGCCACCACAGTTCGTCCATGGTCGAATCCAGACCACGGGCCAGTCTATAGAGCAGGGGCGCGGATGGAAGCCTCTCCCCGCTCAGGTATTGGCTTATCGAGGCTTGGGTCACGCCAGAGGCAATAGCTAATTCACGCTGAGTTACCCCGGCCTCACGGATAAGCCTGCGAAGGTTCTTCCTGAATCTGTCCCCATACTCTATGCTCATATCTCCTCCTCCTTTATCTCATTGAGTTTAGCGAACTCCCCATGCCACTCTAGTGCAGCTTTGTTATAGGCCCGGGCCGCCTCTTCTCTTCGTTCAAACAATCCCAAATAAGAATGTCTGGCACCTCTCTGCAATTGCGCCTCCCATTTTCCTGCTTTCTTGTGCCAGGTTACTCCTTTAAATCCACTGGTATTGTTTGTGTTCTTTGATCTGTTTCTCTTATTTTGGAGGCCAGTGCAGCATCTCAGGTTCCTCTTCCGATTGTTGCATCTATCTCCATCTATATGGTCTATCTCTGTGCCTTTTGGAGCGTTCATCACCAGGCGATGAAGTCTTATCGTACTGCTGTTAGCTCTGTCATTGGCTTGAATGAACGGTTTATAGTACGATACTCCTCCGTCCTTCCTGTACCGTTTTGGGGTATACCCGTACCACTTATATTTCGATACTATAGCAACGTCTTCATCATCTATGTAAAAAGTGTATCCGTTCTTCGTCTTCAGTTCCATTCCGTGATCTCCTTCATGCTCCCCCATGATTGTCCTTTCTTCCCATCAGCACGAACAGGCACGCTGAGCCGTACTGCATTCTCCATTATGATCTTGCACACGGTGTATACTTCTTTGGCAACTCCCAGCTCGAGCTCCCACATCAGATCATCGTGGACTTGGTTGATGGGCTTGGCATACCATCCCTCAGCTACCCACTGTTGGTACACAGGCGTCAGATCTGCCATAGCGATCTTCATGATCTCCTGTGCTGTGGCCTGTACTGGTTGATTCCCAGCCTCGCGAAGAGCTCCAGCAACTACAGACGGAACAGACGAGAACACCCCTGGAATCCTGCGTATCCTGCCAAACATATCCCACACATACCCATAGCGCCTCGCTCTCGTCTCTTGCAGAATCATGAATTGCTTTACTCCCGGGTACGCCTTGAACCACTCGGCAATAAGGTGTTCACACTGCTCCTCTGGCCAATCCTCTTCTCGGCCGCCATTCTTTATGATACTGTCTCTGAGCCCCAGGGCAGACACCCCATACACTATAGAGAAGTTAGTAGTCTTCGCTGGGATGCGATGCTTGTAAGGATCTTGGTCCTTCTTATCAACCCCAAAGATGAGCTTAGCTGTTTCCGCGTGCAAATCCCCGTTGTTCCGATACACTTCCAACATGCGGGCGTCTTCAGACAGATGGGCGAGTACGCGTAGTTCAATCCCAGCGTAGTCCATACTGAGAAAGGTATGGTCATCGGAAGTAACGAAGCAATCTCGTATCATCCTGCCTTCCTCAGAACGTACAGGAATGTTCTGTAAGTTTGGAGTCATGGCGAGTCGACCAGTACTAGTCCGTGTGGTTTTGATCCTTGGATGTATGCGCCCGGCGGAGTCTACGAGTCGTGGCAGGGACTCCGCGTATGTTGTCTGCAGCTTCTTGGTCTTGCGCCAGTCGAGTATGCGACCCACGACCTCATGCTGCCCCCGCATCTGTTCCAGGTACTTCTGGTCGGTGCTGTCGTCTCCCGTCTTCTTGCTCTTCTTCTTGCTCTTGAGCCCGAGAGTGGTGAATAATAGTCTCGCGACCTGCTGACTGCTGCCAGGGTTCACGTAGTGTCCCACGAGCTTGGAGATCTCCGACTCCACCTCGTCCGCGTGGAGGGCGAACTCGGAGGCGAGGGCGAGGAACTTGTGGGGCTGTGTCGGCATGCCATACGCCATCATGTCTATGACCATGTCGACGATGCCCATGTCTATCCAGAATGCCTGCTCCAGCCCGTGCTCTTTCACTCTTGACCACAGCTTGGGGAAGATGCGGTAGGTCGCGTCCGCATCGCGGCAGGCGTAGGCGATCGCCTCGCCCAGGGGGACATGCTCTATGCCCGCGCGGGGCATGGGCCCTAGGCGGGACTCCGCCAGCTGGCGCCCTTCCTCCGCGGGGATCTGCTGCCAGCGGGCGTACATGTCTACTCCCGGGTCCTTGACATACGCCTTGACTATGGAGGCGGCCTTGCGGGCCAGCGGCCACGGCTTCTTGAGCCGCGGCTCGTCCCCGTTCCACACGAGGATCTGCTTCGGCTCCGGCCAGGACGCGCGGATGACCCTGTGCAGGTACGCCTTGGCCTTGTCCCTCTGAGCCGGGCGCACGAGTTCGGCGAACGTATTCATCTGCATCCCGCAGTGGCGGTAGGCGAGGGTCTTGAGTCCCTGCGGCTCGTCTTGGAGGACGTAGGCCATCACCATCGTGTCCATGATCTTCGAGGATATCCTGCAATCGGCATCACGCAATACCGGAAGGTCGAACAGCGCATTGTGCATGACTAGTAAGGCAGCGTCTATTTCCGGGATCACTGGCAGTTGGTGCTTGGTGCGGAACGTGGCTGACCCGGGGCGGCGGCATGTCTGGACCGAGAACAGCTCTCCATTCACGTATGTCTCTGTGTCTATAGCCAAGACGTCCATGAAGGGCTTAGGTTCAGAGAGGAAGCCTTTGTAGTCCGGGTGCTCGATCTCGTCTCTCCACATCTCAGGCCGTGCCTCACCCCTCACCACCTTCCCCAGCATCTCGAAGTCGCGCTGGATAGGGATCGTCTTGCTCGGATCGTGCAGCCCCGCGGCAGGATGATACATTGGGACGATGATCACGTCGTTCGCACCGCGCTGGGGGATGCCGTGCAGCATCTCCATGTCCACATCAGAGCCGAGGAGATAGGACGAGGCAGTCTTGCCTAGGGCTCCTATCACTCGCGGGCGGATGGTGTCCAGCTCGCACTGCAGGTGGCGACTGCACATGGCGATCTCGTCAGCCTTAGGAGTGCGATTGCCTGGCGGGCGACACTTGACCACGTTGGTCACGTACCACTCGTGGCGCAGGACTCTAGTGAACCGCAGCAGGTACTGGTTGTCCACCTCGCGGCCTGCCTTGCCCACGAAGGGCAGTCCGCTGGCGTCCTCCTCCTCGCCCGGAGCCTCGCCCAGGAGCACTAGTCCCGTGTCGACGGGCCCGTCGCCCCAGACCATTTGCTTACAGGTCTTGTGCAGTTCACACAGTTGGCAGGTCATCATCTTCCCCAAGGAGCAGCCGGTGTAGACAGTGCCTTGCCTACGTTCCACCCCAAGTAGTCTATCCTGTGTAGGATAGTGATGCTTTTCAACCCAGTTTCTTCAGACCACTGAGATAGGCACATGGCTTTGCCTTTGTGCCTTAGTATTCTATTGTCCCGTTTATTTCTGTTTTGGTCTGTGTACGTTTTCCATGCACAGTTTTCACGGTAATACCCTTTGTTATTATCCAAGCGCTCTATGCACCTGCCAGGAGGGGCCTCGCCCATGTCCTTTAAGAAGTTTGAGAAGTCATGCCAAGAGCTACACAAGGTAATGCCCCTACCCCCGTAGTTGTTGAAGCCCTTGTTTTTTGGATTAGTACAGCGCTGCTTCAGTGCTCTCCAAACGGCGTATGTTCTGCTGCTGCTTTTATGGTGTTTTGTAACTGCTTTAACGAATCTCTCCGCCCGCAAGCACCCACAGCTTTTTGCCTTTCCGGATCTTAAATAACGTGATCTCGTAATAGTGGTGCGGCCGCAGTCACATTGGCATTTCCACCTGCCGTCTGATTCTGGAGTAAGGGCTAAGAGCCTGTGGAATCGTCGGCCACTGAGGTCAATTCTTCCACAACGCTTTTGGCTAGTACCTTTCCTATACCCGGTATCTTCAACCATTCTTCTTCTCCTGCCTCGATCATGTCCTTAACAGATTTGAAATGGTCGGCTACATCTTTTGAACGTTTCCACCCTACGCCTTTAAGCTCTGAACTCATTCTCCGCAGAAGTGACGGAGGCTGAAATAATATCCCACTCATGGGGTCATCCGGAAAGCGGTGCTTGTGTATAGCAAGCAGCGACATGTGCTCCTTCTTGCTCCACCACCGGGATAGGTTATAGATAAGCATGGCGGTCTGGTGGATGCCGTGGGTTTCCCGTACTAGTACGCCAGCCTCGACACACAGTGAATTGATGAAGCCATCGAGTTCTCGGGTCGTGAACTGGCGCCGGCCGAGGTGGAATGGGTACCAGGATCCCCCCCTCGGAATTAATATCCTACCACTTTGGTCGGCTTTCCAGACCCCCTCAACAACCAGATACATTACGTCATAGCAGGCTCTCATCCCAGGCAACTGTACTCCTGCGAGTCTACCGCTCTGCATGGAGGACAAGAGATCACTCAGTGCCTTGCGCTCGACTCCAATAGTTACTATTGAATCGCCTTTTAGACCGGTGAAGGCCGCATCGGCGAACTCAAGATGGTCTAGTCGGGCCACACCTTTTGCAAAATGACCGATAAGCTCCTTACTTCCGACGCGCGCGTCTACGATTATCATTCCCAGTCCCCAGGCTGAGTATTAGGCAGTATCATAGACGCCAACATGGGGAACGTGCACAAGTCTTCCATGAACACTTGCCCAGACAGCACCATGTTCTGCCGACAATTTAGAACCTCCATCCCAAAGGTGTTAGTTTCTGTGTCGTAGACGGTTCTGAGATTTACCTGCACCAGGTATTCAGTGTCCCCGAAGCCTGCACGCTCATACTTTCCCGTTCTACGGTCATTAACGTACTCTGGCTTCATCTTGTGCAACAGAATTAGCGACTTGGTTGAGTCGTACGCTGTGCGAATTAATCCTCTCATCTCCGCATTCACTGGGCCGTATTGAACCGGGAGTACCTGCGCCAATTTCCCAAAACGCGCCAAACGGATTAGTTCCCACGCCTCTGTCGCTGTATCAAACACAACAGTACGGACCTGTGGAGACCTGCAGGATGCGATGAAAGCACGCTTCATTTGTTCCCATGCGTTTACTGCATCCATCTTAGGACCATCTGGGTGCATCTCAATCACGTTGGGCACGCGGATAGAGTCATCAGGAGTGATGATCTCCTTGCCTTGAGCCAGGAATTTCTCAATTACTCCTTCATCCCCCAAATCCAGACCGAAATACGCGATCGGCCCGGGGGCAGTAAGCGCAAAGTGTGTCTTGCCCGTCTTCTCATGCCCCTCGACTTGTATAATCAGTCTCTTCTGTACCTCTGCCTTCTTCGGCTTGAAGCCCGCCTTGAGCAGTTCTTTGTCTGTGATCATTTAAGCCTCCCTGATGTGTTGTAGTAGGTACTGGACGCCTGTCGCATCTGCTGCTGATACCAGGCCGTTGGTGCGGTAGTAGTCGCATAAGTCAGCCCGCCATAGTCAGGCATGCTCGTCTTGGGCAGGCCATCATACGCTGCCAGCAGCTGCTTCAGCTCCGACAGCGCCAGCCGCAGCGGGACTGTCCCGTCCTCGCCGAGATCCTTCTCCAGCGCCTCGACATCGAGCACTTTGAGTCTCAGCACTATCGACGCGACCGCGTGCTGCAGATCCTGCAGCTTGATCTGGGCCTCGCGGGCAGAGGCCTGCGCCTTGGCTACCGCGTTCTCTGCGACCTCGTCTACGGCGCGCATCGAGTTCGGGTCAAGCCGGCCGCTGCCTACCAATGCCTGCTGCTGCATCAGCTCCTCGTACTGCCTCTTAGCCTCTGCTATTTCCCGCTGCACGCGCTCCCATTTCTGCTGATCCGTGCCCGTACTCTTATTTTTCCACGATATAAGGCTCATACCCACCCCCTGAATCGTGCATGACACACGATGCTATCCCAGTTTTCATCAATCTCCCACTGGTCCCACTGAACCATGTACACCTTATAGATGGGACCACTGCCTTTGTAGTCCCCGTTGAGATACAGGACTCTGTACATTGCCCTGTCCAACCCCAGCATCTTGCAGTATCCTAGCCCCTGCATACGGTAGTGGAAGATATCCAACGGTGTCTTATTGCTGCTGCGCCAAGTCAGCTTAAATTCTTCCACATAAGCACCGTCATCGTCGAAATTGACTCCGTCTGGTGTCCCTGTGATTCCGTCGAGTGACACTTCGCCCACGTCGACGGCAAACATGTCACGGTACGCGGCCTCCAGCGCCACTTCAAAGAACACCCCGGCTTGGGCAGCGGCGTTCAGGTCCCAGCCGGAAGTGTTCTTGAAGCGGTCGGGATACAGAGTCTCCTCCATGTCCCGGATGATCGCGCTGAGATGGACTCCTGCCGACCGAGTATGTGATTGGCGAAAGACCGTCTCAGGAAAAGGTTGATGAATGATTTCGACCTTCATCTTACGGCAGCCTGATCACTCCGTTCTCGTAGGCCCATTCAGTCTTGCTCTTGAGCCACGTGTCGTTGTTCGCCAGCTGCATCGCGGCCCCGCGGTTCTCGGCACTTGCCTGCGCTACCACCGCCTTGATCACGTCCTTCTTGGCGATGCCCTCGGGGTTGTCCGCGAGACTGGTGAGGATGATCCCGAGCACCTCGGCATCCAGCGCGTCGTTTGCCGCAGGTGCCTTGGGCGCGGCTGACTTCGCCTTGCCCTTCGCCCCCTTGTCCCAAGGCAGCTTGTTGATCTTGCTGATCGTCACGATGCCCGGGCCCTCACGGCCGTCGGTCCTGGGCGCACGCTGCAGTCCCTTGCGCTCCGGCTCCGGGATCCTGATGATATGCGCCTGCAGCCCGTTGAGGATCTCGATGTCGTTCCCCAGCTTGTCCTTGGGGAAGCCCGAGTTGTACAGGCTCGTCAGGAACAGCCCGAGATTGCTGCCCTTGTTGACTCCCTTCGCGGTCCCCTTGGCCTTGAGGCTCTTGCCCCCCGCGCCGATCTCCCAGTTGGCCGCGCCGCCACAGGACCAGCGCATGCCGTACGTGTCGTCCTCGGTGGTGAAGTCCGCGACGAGGTAGGGCGTGTCGCCTGCGGACAGTTCCCTGGCGCTCGGGTTGATCGCCATGAACTTGAAGTTGGTGAACTCGCCGTCTACGTCGTTGATCAGCCCCCCACCCCCCTCGGTGAATGTCTCCGGATTGAAACTTACGAATTCTTCGTCTGCCATAGTCTAGTCTCCTTTCTCAGTGATAGTTTGCTCCAGTGTCTTGTTGATTGCTCCTTGCATATCGTCTTCGCTCACACCTCCTTTCATGACTAGTCTTAAATGCTCCCTGCAGTGCGGGCAGCGGACGCAGAGTACCCCGTCGACCACCTCCGCTTTCAGGTTCCACCTCTCCATGTCCCTGCCGCAGTTTTGGCAGGTCATGTACTCCAGTTGTATCGAAGTTGACATAGGACTACTCCTCCTGTACTTGCGGTATCAGATCACTTACTCTATACCCATCCATGAACCACCTCGGGGCGAACCGCCCGAACCGCTTCATGAACCAGAACGCGCTGTCATCAATCAGGAAGGAGACACACGAGTCATTCGGGGCCCGTGTGCCTCTTCCTGACGCCTGCACCAGGGACTGCATGGCAATGTACGCTCCGTACTCTGGGTCTCTATCCATCCTGGCCTTGGTCAGCCTGTCCCGTGTGTCCGGAAACGGTATCTTGCCGATGATCTGAAACCTGCACAGATCATGAGGGAAGTCAAACCCCGTCATCACCGATGGGGAAACGAGTATCGCGGGCGGATCCGCCTTCTTGAATTTGGCCACCGCGGTCACCACGCTCTCCGTCGTGTGTGTGATCATATGCTCCGCGTGCTCGCTATGCTCCATGACATAGTTCCGCCTGTCGTATGAGACAGTGTGAATGATCCCCTTCTGATGCAGCCTGGGCGCGATGATCTGGTCTATGCGTTTCAGCCAGACGACGTAGTCCTCCTTGGTCGTATGGTGGTTTACTCTTATAGTCGGGATATGCAGCACCAGCCTCCGCTCCGGGTCGAAGATGCTGGGGTAGTCCGAAAACGTGCAGGCCGGGCCGGAGGCGGCGGACGCGGTGTTCTTCCCCGATGGCCCGACCTTGGCCATCAACACCTCGGCCTTGCTCATCTGGTCCCCCTTGCCCACTTCCGGTACCAGCCCCAGCATCTCGACCGTCTTGGGGCGCACGGTCGCCGACGTCATCAGCACCTTGGAGGCGTTATTAAATAGGATACGCTTGGCGTACTGCTTCGGCCAGACGGGGCAGAACTTGATCCCGTCGCCCGCCTCGACCAGCCAGTCCGGGTCGTCCCAGTGCTTGCGCAGCAGCTGGAGCTTGTCCTTGGCCGACTTCAGCTTGTGCAGCAGGTCCTTGTCCCCGTTCAAGTGGGTCTCCAGATGGTCCTTTTCCGTCACGTACAGGTCGTCGGCCCGCTGGTACGCGTCGTCCGCCCACTTGCCTACGGAGGCCATGGTGGGCATCCGCATCCCCAGCAGGGACTCCGCCTCCTTGGGCCTGATGCTGAACGAGAGCGACTGGGCCAGGTGGGTCTCCGCGTGGTGGGCCTCGTCCAGCACCAGCAGGGATGCCGACTTCAGCCCCCCCGGATTGAACCGGTTCATCGTCAGCCAGTAGGCGTAGTTGGTGACCACGAGACGGGAGCTGGTCGCCGTGCGCAGGGCGTCGTAGTAGAGGCAGCCGTGCGCCTGGCGGTGGCAGTTGAGCCCGAAGTTGCAGTCCCCGTAGTCGCACCCCCGGCCGTACGCGTCCTCCAGGCAGCGGTAGGAGTTCTTCCCCTTGATCTCGACCATACCGATCTCGGAGAAGTCGCCCAGCAGCTGGGCCTGGAGAGCTTTAGTACTCGTCAATATTACAGTGGATTTGCCAGACAGCACCGCGTCTGACACGTAGGTGAGACTCTTGCCTGAACCTGTCGGCATGCACTGGGCGAGATAGTCCCGCTTGCAGTCGAGGAACTCGTTGATCGCGGCCTCCTGGTTCCTGCGCCAGGCCACGAACTTCTGCGGCAGGCCGATGTCCCTCGGCGCGGGCATAGATGCGCTTACCTTGCTTACGGTCCCAGGCACTGGGACCCTGCTTACGTTCCCCATCACTCCACCCCGTCGTCTTCCTCTAGCTCCCCCAGTCCCACGTCCGGCGCGGCCTGCAGGACTTTGTCGTACTCTTCCTGGAACCGCTGCTTCCAGATGTCACGCCAGTAGACATCGTCTATGCTGCATATGCGCCCCCACATGTCGCACACCAGCTTGAGGTTCCTGCCCTTGGCCGCCTCGCCGCCGACAGCCAGGTTCCGCGAAAACACCGCTTTCATCTTCTCCAAGGTATCCTCGATCACCTGAAACTCCGTCTCCTCGTGCATCATCGCGTGCATGTTCTGGACCTGGGCGGTCAGGTTCCCCACTTCCGGTGCGTCAGACTCGAGCCACGCCAGCTCTTTCATGATCGCGTGCCGGGCCAGCTCCTGGTAGTTCTCGAACGGCCAGATCTTGCTGTTGACGACCTTCTGCATCTTGCTGAACATCTGGGGCGGTATCCTCAGCTGGATGCGCTCGAAGTGCCCCTTTTCGTCAGCAGCTTTGATCTTGAACTCTTGATGTGGGTATCTGCTGTTGCCGTTGTCGCCCCCCAAGGGTGGAGCCCTCCGTTCCTATTGCCGGTCGATGAGCCTCGATACGCTACGCCACTGTGCCAGTTTCAGGTCGCGACTCCCGGACAGGAAACGGTAGATCGACACACGGGGAATGCTGCAGAGGTCTGCCACCTGGTAGGCCTTCAGCCCGGTCCGTTTCATGTACGCCTCGATCTTTCTCTTGGGGTCCGTTTCTTTCATGGTGGGAATATACACAGTCTTTGCTCGTTTGTCAAGCAGAAAAAGAAAAAATCTTTATCTGCTTACGTTCTCAAATCATATCAAGCAGTTATGGTCCCTATCCCTGAGCCGCCCGTCGCTATTTGATTTTTCCTTAGGATAATTCGCTGTTGTCGACCTGATAAAAGCAGTATAGTACAGCCCTGGGCGTAAGTCAAGCGGTTTTATTTCCCCTTTTCCCCTTTCTCTTTTTCCCTTTTCCCGTTTTCCCTTTTCCCTTTGCGGCTCCGATACTTAGGCGTTAGGAAAAGTGCGGAACGGGACTTGCACTAAAATTCCCCGATTTTGCAGTAGTGGACTAACTAATCGAAAGGGAGGTGGAATCATGAGAATCGGGGAAATCGTACGGAGCAAGCGTAACGGGGACGTGTACCACCGGTTTCTGCAATGGGAGGCGGTGCGGTACGCGGCGGCGCAGTGGGACACGGTGAACTACCTGACGGGGGAGGTCGTCGGGGACGTGAGGTTCGACACGCCGTATTTCGTGGAGGACAAGGGGAAGAGAGTCGAGAAGCGGGGGTATGTCGCGGGGAAGGTGTACGTGCTGAGGAAACAGACGAATAGGAAAGGAGAATGACAATGAGAGCGTTGACTAAGTATTTCTGGCGGGTATTCTACCGGCTCCGGCCGGTAACGTCGAGAACTTCCAAGACCGCGTATGTCCGGGCGGCGTGCCGGATGCAGGGGATCAAGGTGGTCACGCATCCGATGGTGCATGCGACCGCGGTGGACTACCGGGGACTGGGCTGGACAGGGGTGAGAGAGTCCAAGATCTGTTGCGAAGCGTCGTGCAACCAAGTCTACGTGCCGGATAGCACGGGCAAGTGCCCCAGGTGCGGGAGCCAGGGGATGTGGATCAGCAGGACGATGCTGGGAAACGGAGGTGGCGAGAGATGAGAACACAGACGAGCGAGCTGGCGTATGAGGCCTGCGACATCTGCGGACGCCCCGTGGACAACGGGGACACCGTGTGCCGCCATTGCCGTAAACGTGAAGAGGCGCACAGGCGGACTCTCCGCCTGGTCAAGGAGCGCAGGAGACAGGGGGTGCATTATGGGAGAGTTTAGGAAAGAGACCAAAGAGCACTACCGGTATGACAGGCTGGTGGAAGCAGGCCACAAGTGCAAGCAGTGCGGAGTACCGGTGGAGGGCCTGGAGGAGGTCTACGTCGCCTGCCTGAGCTATAGAGAGCACAAGTACTCCGTCCTCTGCGTGCCCTGCTTCGAGAAGCGGCAGGCGAAGAAGCTGGGGGACAAGACGGACGACGCGGCAATCAACAAAGACAAGCCGGACTACGAGATCGCGGACATCGTCAAAGGGTGCCGACACCTGCTGATGAAGATGCGGGTGGAGAACGACCCGTTGTGCAGGGAGATCGACACGTGGGACAGGGACAGGAGTATTCGCATGCACCGCCAGCCCATGGCCGTGGCGATCAGGGCGTTCCCGTTTGTGCTGACGCTCATAGCCAACCAAGACTTTGGGCGCGTGGGGCAGTACGACAAGTACCGGCTCGAGCTGTTCGTCAAGCTGGCCATAAGGCTGAGGACATTTCTGCCGAGAGTCACGGGGCAGATGCTGGAGCGGATATTCAGGGCGAACAGAGACGCGCTGCGCAAGAAGAGCGAGGAGCGTAAGCGCAGGCACGAGTGGATAAAGCGCAGGGACAGCCTGCCCCAGAGGCTGTACCCGATCACGACAAACGAGGTCAAGTTCGCAGAGTGGCTGCAGAGACAGCTGCCGCCGTCGGTGAGCACCGTGGGCAAGGCGTTCAGCCTGTACTATGAAAACAAGGAAAGGGACGAGATGATGAAGCGGCTGGGGGTGGACAACCCGGAGTACAGCATCAAGGTGGACGTGAGAGTGTACAACACATCGAAGGGGCCGAGGTTCCTGGTCACCTATGCCTAAACGAAAGGGGGAAGTGAGCAATGACAAGAGCGAAGAGAACGGCAATGGAGTCAAATATACCATCTATGAACCAGGAGCAGCTGTACAACTACCTGCTCTGGTGCCTGAAATCCATGAAAAACCTGCTTATCGTGGGGCGTCCAGGCATTGGCAAAACTGACATCTTCAAGCAGGCCTGCAGGGCGCTGGCGTACAAGTACATCATTGCGCACCCGGTAGTGCACAACCCGACACACTACTCCGGTCTTGGCTTTGTGCTGCAGGGAAGCGACGGCGAGCCACGGGCGGAATTCTATCCGTACGGGTTTCTCAATGAGCTTATCACGACTACATCCGAGAGACTCATCATGCTGTTTGACGATATGGGGCAAGCGACCAACGCGGTGCAGGCGGCGATGATGCAGTTGTTCTTGGAGAGGAGTATCAATACTAAGAAGATCTCCGACACCGTATCCTTTGTCGGAGCGACCAACAGGCGAGAGGACAAGGCGGCGGTAGGGGGCATCATCGAGCCGCTGAAGTCCAGGTTTGACGGTGGCGTTATCCACATGACATCGGAGACTGACCCGTGGTGCAAGTGGGCAATTGCCCACAAAGTCCCCGTGTGGATCATCGCGTATGCGAGATTCAGGCCTGAGGTCATCACCGACTGGGAGCCGAGCGCAGACCTGGTCAATAGTGTCTGCCCCAGGACTCTGGCGTTCGTGGGCGAGGCGGTGAATGATAGTCTGCCCGAGGACATGTGGCAGCAGGCGTTCTCAGGCATGGTGGGCGTGGGGCGTGCGGCGGAGCTGCTGAGCTTCTACAAATACCACAAGGCCATACCGAATCCTGATGCGATCATCATGAACCCGGACAAGGAGCAGATCCCGCAGCAGCCGGAGATACAGTATGCGCTCGCAGCGGCGCTGGCCAACAAGAGCAGGGAGGCGAACTTCGATGCGGTCATCAGATACTTTGACCGCTGGTTCGAGGGGGGCAACTTCAAGGACGGGATCCCGAGGAGCGAGTTCGTGCTGTCGTACTTCAAGGATGCGATAGTGCGTACACCGGCACTGAAGAATACTCAGGCGTATGTCAACTGGTTTGTCAAACACAGCGATGTGTATATCTAGGGAGGTGATCATCATGTTCTGGGCAAACGTGCTCACGTGGATAGGCACACACGACAGTTGGCTGGGCGAGATGCCGCAGATCGCAGATGCCTGTGGTCTGGACTACGCCCGTGTGTTGCTTAAAGTAACTGCTCTATTCGATAACTACGAAGATTTAGACTGCTGGCTTGAAGGGCCAGTCTGGGCTAGAAAGGGGGAATAAGACATGAACGAACTGACCAACAAGGAACTGGCGTTGCTGAAGGACATCGCCGCCGTGCTCAAGCGCCATGGGGCACGGCTGGAAGACGACGTGTACGAAGACCGCGATGGACTGCGGTATGACTACAACATCGTCGGCGACAGCATCAATCTCAGCATGGAGAAGATGTACCATGCGATAGGAGGGTACAACAATGACTGAGCTGCATACCAAGGCAATCCGTATCCACCTTCTCTGGGGCTACTGGCCCCCGGAGAAAGAGGACAAAGTCATCACACGGGACACCAACAAGAGCTTCGGGGTGATCGGCAACCACGGCCGCTATGTCAAGAAGCTGTTCTCGCCGGAGTACATGAAGCGGCTGAGGGAGCACACGAGCAAGACCAAGGCGTACTACTACCACCACAGTCTGCCGTGGGAGGACAGAGTAAGCAGGCTGGTATCGACTAAGAGCCTGGAGGAAGTGAGCACGGAGCTGAATAGAGCGGTACAGAAGTATGACGATATACTACTCGAGACTGTCGGGGACGAGGCAGCGTATTCCCAGGCGGTGTACGACCAGCGGATCTATCTCAACACCGCGTGGAATATCAAGGACTATCCCAGCAGGGAGCAGTTCATGGACAAGTACCACGCGCATCTGGACATACTGCCGCTGGTGACGACTACCGACCTGCGCTGTGACCTGTCGGATGCCCTGCGCAAGCAGATTGTGGAGAGCGTAGAGCGCGACACGGAAGAGCGATTCCGCCTGGCCATGGCGGAAGTCTGGAAGCGGCTGTATGAGCCGGTGAAGAAGATGGCGGAGACGCTGGCGGATCCGAAAGCGGTGTTTCGTGACAGCCTCATCGACAATGTCCGCGACATCTGCAACGTCGTGCCGGAGCTGAACATACTCGACGACCCCACGCTCAATGCGATGGCGGCGCAGATCAAGGCGAATCTCGTGTTCGGGACGAGTGCGGACACGCTGAGGGAGAGTGGAGTAACGAGAGAGGAGTATGCGAAGAAGGCGGATGAGCTGAGCGACATACTCAGTCGCATGGGGGTGGCATGATGAGAAATCTAGTGATAGACACAATCATCAAGCAACGGGGAGCCGGGTTATACGAGTGTGGATTAATCTATATCGACTACGCTAGGGGCAGACAAGGGGTGCCTAAACTCCTGCCTGAGGGAAAGTATGAGTACGAAGAGGACATCCCCGTGGACGAGTTCGAGACCATTATCCGCCAACTAACCGACGATGAGCTGCTGTTTGTATTAGATCAGCAGGCTTGTCAGCACTATAGGTAGGAGGTGAGCTGATGAAGAAATCCAAATTCCCATGGGGCAGGTGCTCCAAGGCCATACGCAACGGATGCAAGAACCCGTGCAGCCACTATCTGGCGCATCATATCCCGCCCTGGGGGCACTGCTGGTGCCACTGCGAGCCGATAGCATTGCCCCCGGAGTTCAAGTACTGGGCGGCGTACAACCGCATGCTGATGCTGCGGCTGACAGTGGAAGGTGCGTGGATGCAGTACAGGTACAGGTATGACGCGGAGCAGGGGAAGTCGGTGCCTGTGGGCAAGAAGCTGCCTTCCAGCCCGTATGACCACAGGAACGAGAAGGAGTTCGATAACTGCTAGAAAGGAGAATAGCGACTATGGCTAAGAACATGAAAGGCGTGGATAAACTTATCAAGGCACGGAGCAGTCTACTGCTCTCGGAGCCATGGTATGGAGTCCCAGCACTCAGCCTGGGGCTGGTGCCCAGGGAGAACGACCCGGTGCTCTGGGCTATGGGCACTGATGGCAAGAATCTCTACTTCAACCCCGAGTGGGTGGTTAATGCGACACTCGACGAGCTCAAAGGCACCATCGTACACGAGATACGCCACATCTGGGGGAAACACGACATCCGGCGTGGCGCACGGGATCATCGCAAGTTCAATGTCGCATGCGACTATGCGATCAATCCCCAGATCCGGTCTGACGGCTGGAAGCTGCCTGCCGGTGCGCTGGGGGACGAGTACAAAGGCGAGGCGGCGGAGGCGATATACGCCAAGCTGCCGGATGGTGGCAACGGGGGCAAGGAGCCCGGGCCCGAGGGCTGGGACATCGGGCATGTGTACGACAACCCGGACCTGGCGGCAGGCAAGCGGGTGCAGGACGTCGAGGCCGAGCGCAATATCAATATCCACAACTGGTACCAGAACGCCAAGCGTGCAGGGAAAGTCCCGGCGGACCTGGAGCGGATAGTAGACGAGCTGATGAAGGCCAAGCTGCCCTGGCGTGAGATCTTGGCGAGATTCGTAGACACGCATGCCGCGAACGACTACGACCACACGATACCTGATCCCGAGTACGCCCGGTTCTCAGTCTACATGCCCAGCGTACGCAGCGAGGAGCTGGGGCTCATCGCCTATATTGGTGACACCAGTGGCAGTATCAACGAGGAACAGCATCGCACGTCGGTATCCGAGATGCAGGGGCTGCTGAGGTCATACCCCGGGACTCAGATCCTGGCGATGTGGGTAGACCACGCGCTGCATAATCCAGAGTATATCAGCATGGATGATGTCCCGTTGCATATTCACCCGGCAGGCGGTGGCGGCACGTCCTTCCGCCCTGGCTTCGACTACATGGCGGAGAACGAGATCGTCCCCAAGTGCGTGGTGTATGCGACCGATGGCTACTGCGATGACTATCCCGACGATCCGGGCATACCGGTACTCTGGCTGGTGATAGAGAAGAACGAGGAATTCAACCCGCCATTTGGCGAAGTGGTGCATTGCGACTTTGAATGAAAGGAGAAAGCCTATGCATTTCTATTGCTTAGTGATAATGCCCAAGGGCGTGATGCCCAGCGAGACAGTGGTGGGAGAGCTGATGGCGCCGGGCGATAGCGAGCTGGAGACGGAAGGACACGAAGAGGACTGCTGGAACTGCAACGGGACTGGTACGTACGAGGCCAAGGGCGCATCCGGCCCGTGTGGCGAGTGCGACGGGACAGGGATAATCCTCAGCACCAGCAACTGCAACGCTTGGTGGGACTGGTACGTCATAGGGGGTCGGTGGAACGGCGTGCTGACAGATAACACCAGCAGAGAGGTGGACGTGTACAGAAACGACCTGGAGAACAACACCTGCCGCGTGGCCGACATCGTCCTGACACCAGAGAGGTATCCCCATACCATCGTCACGCCGGATGGGGAGATGCACATCAACGAGGACGTCAGCTACGCGGCCAAGCCCAGCTGGATGGACGAGGCACGGGCTGTGCTCTGGCGCTATGCCGAGCACTACTGCGTCGTGGTGGACTACCACATGTAGGAGGACAGCGCATGGACTATACCAAATACCGCCACGAGGACTATGCATCCAAGGCCAAGCTCGAATGGCTGATCCTGGGGTGCTGCCCCATAGGGGACAGGGCGAAGAGCGATAGCAGTGGGTTTACGCCCTGCGGCAAGTGGGCATTCGACAGGTTCAGACTGAAGGGGTGCGACTTCATGCCGGGCGGTAACAGCTGGGACCACGGCGCACGCTGCAGTCCCCTGTGGATCAAGCGGTACAACATACCCAAGAGGACAGAGAAAGGAGGTGATGATACCACATGATATCCATCGACTACTACATGCCCAGCGAGACGCCCAATGCGATCGTCGTCACCGTCTGCGGCATACGCTTCTACTTCTCGTACGAGACCATTGTCGCATACCACGCGCCGAGCACGGGGTTTGTCACCTGCCACAATGTCTGGAGCACGACGACGGGGAAGCATATTAACCGCATATGCCCGGAGCGTGCGGACAGGGTGGACTACGACACGTTCAGCAAGGGACTGGTGGAGCTGGAACGGCGCATGGCGACTGCGCTGAAGCACATGGACAATATAGAACTGATGAAGAGACTGGAGGAGGCAAGCAATGAAAAAGACTAAGAGCAAGAGTACGATGGGCACCAAGCACGTCCCGTCGGAGGCCAAGAACCAGTATGTCTACTGCCCCGAGCGCAGGAACGCGCCGCACGTGGCCATCGCCGTGTGCAGGAGCAATAAGTGCGGCAAGTACGCGACCTGCCGCGCAGGGGGCCTGGACGAGACGACAGGAGGTGACGCATGACCAATGAGCAATTGTACAAGCTGTCCTGCCCCAGCTGCGGCAACGTGGATCTGCTGATGCGGGACGACGACATAGAGGGAAACGAGTTCATAGGCGACCCGGAGGCGACCTGTGCGCAATGCGGCAGGGTGTTCAGGCTGTCGGAGTCCAGCCGGGTCATGTGCAGCGAGGGACAGATACTGCACATGGCGAGAGGGGGTGATGCGACATGAGAACTAGATTCAAGCCGTGCCCGTTCTGCGGGTGCAGGGAGATTCACCAAGTCATGGTGCTCCAGCCCAATGCGCTGCCTGCGGAGTACCAGTGCTGGTGCGACCGCTGCGGGGCTGAGACTCGGGGCGCACGGACTAAGGCTAAGGCGACCTGGCTGTGGAACCGGCGGACTAAGACATGAGTGTCCACATCACACGGGGCAACAAGAAACTGGGCAAGCATGTGGCCAACATCAGCCTGCCGCCGGTCGTGACGTGCCCGCGCGGCGTGCCCTGCACGAACTCCAATTGCTATGCGCACAAGGCGTGGAGGCAGTACCCCAACGTGCGCCAGGCCTGGGGGGAGAATCTCGCTGAGTATGTAATGAACCCCAAGGGCTATTTCGCCAGCATCCAGCGCTGGCTGTGGAGGCACAAGCCGTCGCGGTTCCGCTGGCACGTGGCTGGGGACATACCCAATCAGGAATATCTCGACGGGATGATCATGATAGCCAAGCTCAACCGGCTCACGCGCTTTCTCTGCTTCACCAAGAGATATGAGCTGGAGTACAAGGGAATCCCCAGCAATCTCAGCATATTCATCTCTGCCTGGCCTGGGTATGGCATAGTCAACGTGCACAGCTCGGCGGAGCAAGTGCAGGTGCCTGGGGTGCAGCAGGTCTATCACCCGCTGCCCATCGCCTGGTGCCAGGACGGGACGGAGACGCGCATACCGCTGGGGGCGTACGAGTGCCCCGGCAGCTGCGAGCAGTGCGACCACTGCTGGGAAAGGAGAACGGACGTATGGTTCCACAAACATTGATCGCTACGGGCGTATGGATGCAAGACTTGAGCGAGAGCGAGAAGCACCGTGCGCGGTTGGTGGTGTTGGTAGGATGCCCGATCAGGGACAGCGCCATGGACTGTAGCGCACTTGACCGCGCCTGTGCCTTCGTGCACGACCAAAAAGGCTGGTGGAGATTGAACAGGTGCGAGAAGGAACTGCTTGAGATCATACGAAAGGGGGAATACGACTATGACAGAAGAACTACGACGATGCCCTGACTGCGGGACAGACCCAGGGGACCCACACTTTAGCGGATGCGACGTGGAGCGCTGCTCCGTATGTGGCGGGCAGTGGCTGATGTGCGAGTGCCCACATCACGATCCTGGCTTTGCCAGGTGGACAGGCATATGGCCGGGGAGTGCAGAGGCGGCATACCTAGGAGTAGACCTCAACGAGTTCTCCGTTAAGTATGCCAAGGCTTTCTTTGTTAAGCCAAGGGGGTAGGCACATGGCAATACACTGTCCTAAATGTGGCGAGGAGATCACGGAGCTGCGCGCATTCGTCAAGGCGGAGAGGGTGTACGACGTCTCATTGCTGAATGCGGAGCTGGACTGGTATGAGCGCGACGTGTACAGCAGCGAGGTCGACGCACCGGACTTCGAGTGCCCGGAGTGCAACGAGCTGCTGTTTCACGACGAGGAGCAAGTAATCAAATTCTTACAGTGGGGAGACCTGTATCCCTGGAAAGGAGTGGATGACTATGGGCAAGGCAAAGACAAGGAAACCTAGACAGGCGGCGGCATCACGCGAGGCCAAGCTCGCCGTGGCGCAGGTATACTGGAACAACGACCAGGAGTACAAGCAGGCGGAGGGCAAGCGCAACAGCTCGAGAGCCCTGGCGCTGGTGGCCATACCCAAAGGCGAGACTGTCGGCGCGGTGGTGGACGACGACGGCATGGGGCACTGGCTCACGCATGGGGAGAAGGAGCGTGTGGAGATGAACCCGTACGCGCTCAGGGACGTATTGCCTGACCCGCTGGAGTTCTGCAGGGTAGACGTGGCTGCGCTCAAGGAGGCGCACCCGCTGACCTATGAGCAGCTGATGAGGCACAAGACCACCGTGCGCACCACGCACGACTGCCTCACCTGGAGCGACAGGGAGCCACGGGCACGGGCCAAGCGGGCAATATCATGACGTGGCAGTCCCTGCTCAGCTTCGGGCTGCTGGTGATATTCGCCTACATGATAGTGACTAAGTACAAATAGGAAAGGGAGACTGACTATTAAGGCATGGGCCCTGGGCATTGCGCCTAGGGCTCATGCCTTTTTTCGTTTCTGCACAGCCAGCCTATCCAATACATGCGCCCGATAGGACTTGACATCGGGCACCCGCATGTTCAAAATCTCTATCAATTCGTGAAGAAGATAATACCTGCCCCTGACGCCGTACATCTTGCGCGGCAATATCTCCAACAAATCCCTATAGCGCCTGAACGTGTGATAGCTCAGGCCCGTATACTCCAGCGCCTGTGCGGTGCTGAACACCATGGGCATCTTTTTCTTGGGTAATAGGGACATAAGCGCACCTCAATGCAACCACCTTGACAAGCTATTGCCCCCGATGGTATCATACCCGCCATGAAGAATGCAACTAAGAAAGACAGCAGTAAGAACGAGCCCGCATATGCCGACCTCGGGGTGCTCTACGACGGCGCGGAGGACGAGGACAGCGAGCCTGCGCCAGAGGCAGTGCCCGTGGCCACTACGCCAGTGCCTGGCGCCGAAGGCGTCCGGCAAGATGAGCCCGCAGACCGGCCCGCAGCCAGGGCGCAGGTGCCAGAGGTCATCTACCCTCACCAGTACCGCCTGCGTACCGAGTTCGACTACAAGCCGGGGGAGGACGGCTGGGGGTATCTCGACCGCATCACGCCGCATCTGCTCAAAGAACTAGTCGCCATGGCTACCGCGCCGGTGTCCATCATCAACGCCAAGGTCAAGCTCGACGCGCTCAAGGAGCTGATCCAGCGCCCGATGCCTGCGCGCCAAGTGTATGACATCCGCACCCCTGCAGCGGGGTCCGAGTTCGACCGCATGAGCGACGCGCAGGTGATGGACTTCGTTCACAAGCAGATCACCGACATGCGCAGGGAAGAGCTGACAGCGGACATCGCGACCGCGCCGGCGGACAGCACCACTACGCCTGAGGACACCACGCCTGAGGAATAGCGCACCCACGCCTTACTCAATACTCACCACTCTATAGCCTGCTTACGTTCCCATACGCTCTACTCCGATATTCTACGCCTGGTGACCAGCGAATACAGCAAGGACACTAGGACATATATTAGGGAAAAGTCCGGCCCGCGACTTGCATTTAAAAAGCGCAGATTCGAGCAGCTGATTCGGCTGCTAAACGTCAATGTGTGAGGTGTGTTATGAAGACTATCGAAGAAAGGATTACAGAGTTGAAGGCGGTGTATCCTGGGTTGACGGACGCACAACTGAGAGAGAGCATCGAGAAGGCCGACGCTGACAAGGCCAAGCGCAAGGCGCGTAACGACAAGACGAAGCAAGAGCTTGTGGCCAAGGGTGCTGGGGAGCCGGTTGGCGCGAAACCGGAAACCGCGAAACCGGAGACGAAACCGCCTGCAACCGCGCCCAAGATCGCGCCCAACGCAAGGCCGACTATGGCTCATGCCGACTTCGTGGTACGGGCAATCAAGAATCTCCGTCGGCCACCGTTCAAGGGCGTCCACAGTGTCTATGGCGGCATCAACAACGCCTTCATGAGCAACTATGGCGTGGACAAGGCAGAGGCGATGCGCCTTATCAGCGTGGTCGTGGCGTCGGGGGTCGTGGACTCGCGCCCTGTCAAGGGTGGCGTGATGCTGTATCTCAAGGGGGAGATGCCTGAGAGCACAAGGGGAGATGTGCTTGGGCAGATTCTAGGAGACTAGTGTAAAGAAACTTTACAACATTGCATTTTGCAAGGTGACGCAGGGCATAGGGAGAGCCGAAGCGAGATATCGGTTATCCCTATGCCCTAACAGCATGAGGTTCTGATAACAGGCATTATGTCAACTAGCAAGGCGTAGTGCTTGATGCGTAGTGCGCTGATATGATTACGCATTACGACTACCGCGCTGTGCGCTGGGTGCTTGTGCTCTGGGTGCTGACGCCTAGAGCGCAAGTACCTAAGGCCCCCACCCCGGCCCCATGCGATAATACATCTACCCCATACTATCTCCCCCCCCCCCCCACTTCTCCCCCCCCCCTGACGCCTAACTACCTGATATTCCTCTCCTTCTCCTTTTCCCCCGCGGCGGTGTGGTAGGGTGTACTACATCTAACTACCTGATATTCCTCCCCTTCTCATTTCCCCCTTGACAAAT